AATTTTACTATCCACCTGGCCCTGTTGGTAAAAAAGCCGTCAAGAAATAACTAAGCAGCATCTCTATCTCTACCCAAATACTGATTCCATTTGGGATCTCGAACTCTAAACGGACTATTTTTCCACGCAGCAGCCAATGCCCAATAATCTGGACGATATGGTTTACGAACAGGTTGCATAAAACTTTTATCAGCTTTACGCCAGTTACAAGCCTTGCAACTGGTTACACAGTTGGTCCATTCAGTCTTACCGCCATGACTGATTGGTCGCACATGATCGATAGTAAGATCTCCAAAATCAAAAGTATCTTCACAATACTGACATTGATACAAGTCTCGTAGGTACATGTTATACCTTGTAAAGTTTACCTTACGTTTGAAATTAAAATATTCTTTTGTGATAGCCACACTGGGCACATTGATAGCCAATTTTTCGCTGTGAATAATCCAGTCTGGATAAGTTTCAATCACTTGAATTCTGCCCAAGTACATGAGTTTGATAGCATGTTGCCAGTGGATTACACTTAGCGGTAGTACGCTGATTGGTGTATAATCTTTGTTCAAAAGTAAAGTGTGGCTCATAAGTATTAGTATGAAAAACAATGATACAGCTAGTATTATAAAGACACCTTATCAAAAGGTCAATTTTTCTGAAGAGCAAATTGTAGAATTTATGCGGTGTGCGGATCCGGACACAGGACCGGAGTATTTCATGAGCAATTATTTCTACATTCAGCACCCAGTTCGGGGCAAAATGCTATATCAACCTTTTGAGTATCAACGGAAACTTATAGATACTTATCACAATAATAGATTCAGTATCAGCCTCATGCCCAGACAAACTGGTAAAACCACAAGTGCAGCCGGCTACTTGCTTTGGTTTGCCATGTTTCGCCCAGACTCAACCATTCTAATTGCGGCGCACAAATATACAGGTGCCCAAGAAATCATGCAGCGTGTTCGTTATGCATATGAATTATGCCCAGACTGGATCAGAGCTGGTGTTACTAGTTATAACAAAGGTTCAATTGATTTTGAAAATGGGTCAAGAATTGTAAGTCAAACAACTACGGAAACTACTGGTCGAGGTATGAGTATTACGCTGTTGTACTGCGACGAGTTTGCGTTTGTTAGACCCACAATCGCCAAAGAATTTTGGACCAGTATTTCGCCAACACTGAGCACTGGTGGTAAAGCAATTATTACAAGTACCCCAAACAGCGATGAAGATCAGTTTGCATTTATTTGGAAGCAGGCCAACAAGTGTTTTGATGAGTTTGGTAATCCAAGAACCGACGGACTTGGATTAAATGGATTTCGAGCATATCAGGCCAGATGGGACGAACATCCGGATAGAGACGAAAAATGGAAGCAGGAAGAAATTGGACGTATTGGCGAAGAACGTTTTAGACGCGAACACGGTTGTGAATTTTTGATTTATGACGAAACCCTAATAAATTCAATTACTTTGTCAGAACTGCAAGGCCGCGATCCGGTAGAATTGCAGGGTCAAGTGCGCTGGTATCAAAAACCGCAACGCGATAAAACTTATGTGATTGGATTAGATCCCAGTTTAGGCACAGGCGGTGATCCTGCTGCTATACAAGTGTTTGAATTGCCCACCATGATTCAAGTGGCCGAATGGCAACACAACAAAACTCCCATACAAAGACAAGTTACAATATTGAAAGAAATATGTGAGTATCTTTACGAAACAATTGGTACACAAAATGATATCTATTACAGTGTGGAAAATAACACCTTGGGCGAAGCAGCATTGATTGTTATATCAGAATTTGGCGAAGAAAACATAAAAGGCACATTTTTAAGCCAACCAGTCAAAACAGGACAAGCTAGAATTCATCGCAAAGGTTTCACTACTACAAACAAGACAAAATTAGCAGTGTGCGCAAAACTGAAAAATCTTGTTGAAAATCGAAAGATGATTATTTGCAGTAAAAACTTGATAAGCGAGTTGAAAACCTTTGTGGCCAGCGGAGCAGGATTTGCAGCCAAAACAGGAGAAACAGATGATCTAGTAACCAGCACCTTGCTGGTGCTTAGAATAATTCAGGCGTTACAAAGTTTTGATGCAGATTTGGATGAAAAATTACGTGATAAAAGTGATGATTATATTGCTCCAATGCCTTTTATAATGATTTAACGATAAATAACATATTATGAGAGAATTAGATAAAATATCGGCAGCTTTATTTGACAAAATACGCAGCAGATTTGATGCTGTAAATATTGGCAACGATAAAGCTCAAAACATCAACGATCCTGAGCAAGCAAGATTTTTTAACTTTGATTATATAAGTAGTGACGGCGAAAATTTTGGTAATGTCACCATAAGTTTAATTGATGAAAACAGTCTAAAAATTTATTACGGATCAAACGTGACAGATGGTCTAGATGAAAACCAACAACAAGAATGGTTTAGTTTTTTGCGAGATCTTAAAAATTTTGCAAGACGTAATATGTTGACTTTTGATACAAGAGATATCAATAGAAGTAATTTAGATTTAAAGGACATACAACAACAAGCCGGTGCAGACGCTACATTTCACAAAGATGAACTAGCCATAGCCGAAAGTCGTTTATACGGGTTAGGTAATAATAAACGAATAAGCTTTGGTGATGTTGGCGCACACAAAATTATTATCAAACATAACAATCAAATTGATCCGGACAAGCGCGGAGACCGTGCTCGAAAAATTGAATATATTTTTATTGAAACTCCAATTGGTGAACGGTTTTTATTAAATCATACCAATTTACATGGAGCAAGAGCTTTGGCCAAATATCTAGGCGCAGGAGGTAGCATCAACGACAGAGGAAGCGAACTGATTAACGAAATGGTCAAAGAAATGGCCAGCATGCGTCATTTTGTTCGTGCTATGCGTAATAGAACATTTGAGGACGCAGAAACTACTCGTTATGTCGAAGCTGCTTGCAATAGATATAACGAAGTAAAAGATCACTTAAAACGATTCCAGGGACGTAACGGACATGAATTATTGATTGACATGCTGAATCAAAATAACGAAATTGATGAACAAATTGACATTGAAGAAATGAAAGAAAGATTTGTCAAAAAAATCTACGATGATCGTTTTAATGATGCATTGCCTTATGTTTTTAGAGCATATCATAACCGTAAAAAATCAAGTACAGCAGAAAGCAATGAATTTGAATCTTGGGCAACTGGTGTAACTGAAGCCACTTGGGATGCAGATAACGACGACGTAGATGAAAATAGTCTAATTAGATTGTTCCAGACACCTATAGCAACCGGCATCGACGGTATGGATGCAATAGCCGCAATCGCCAATATTCAAAAACTTGATGCAGATGACCTAAAAGATTCAATCAAAAAATTAGCAAATGTGCAAGGGCCAGACGCTGATGTACGCAATACTATTATAGGTTGGTTGATGTCCAATGGTGAACGTGCATTAGCCCAAACTTTGTTTCAAAATTTGCAACAGCAAAATGCCAATACACAACCGGCTCCTCAACAACCAGCACCACCACAACAACTAGTTGGTGCGTCAACAATGGATCAACCTGTGGTTTCAGAGGATTTGATCATAATGCGCAAATTAGCCGGACTTTAATAAATGAATTGTAAAATAATTTATGGGGGATTCAATCCTAGGTGGCAGGCTGGCCGCCTGGAAAGAGAAATAGTTGATAATCTTGTTATAGATTTAGAAAGATTGTATCCTAATTTAAAAAAGTTGCTGGTTGTAACTAGTTGGCATGATCCAAATAAATTGATTGAAGAAATCAAACTAACCAATCCACAACTCACAGTTTTATGTAGTTTGACTGATCCTCTAGGACCAATTGAAAATTTACTAGAAAATATTCCAGGCAAAGTAATTTTGGTAGGTTACGTAGACGGAAATTTTTATTTTGATTTTTGGGCAGTTGCATGTTTAAATTTTTTTAAAAAATATAATAATTTAGAATTAGAACCAACACATTTTAAATATGTCTACCTTAATTATAATCGTAAGCCGCATAGACATAGAATCAACTTTATACAGTGCTTAGAAACATATAATCTAATAGATGCTGGTTGTGTAACCTTAGGCAAAAGCAAATATACTCTAAATGAGTACCCTGATGATTATAAACAATACGGAGCAGACGATGTAGTTGGAGATGTTGGTATACCAAACGACATTTACAGTTTAGGACAAATTGATGTTTGGAATAAGTCTTTCATAAATGTGGTCAGTGAAACCCAATTTGAATTTTCTAAAAATGTTTTTTTAAGTGAAAAAATCTTCAAACCAATATTAGGACTACGACCGTTTATAATAAATGGAAGTCCTGGAATATATGGAATATTAAAAAGAAGTGGGTTTGATTGTTTTGATGATCTTTTTCCGGTTACAAAATTACAAGAATCCCAGTTCGATCATTACAAGTTTGCAATTCATAGCACTATATGTGATTGTCTTGTTTATTATCGGCAGCAAGACTTGATGACAATTTATAATCAAATAAAACCAAGGCTTTTATATAATCAAAATCTTTTTTATGAATACGCAAGAAATCAAAGAATTAATATCCAACTCAATTTTTGATCGTGCAATAGTAGTAAATGATCAATGTGTTTTAATTAATTTAGATTGGCTAACTGATCGGAATTATCAAAGCCAAGGAATCAATGAACTTATTTTTTTAGCAGGACAATACACCAATAATATTTTTGTTTTTTTAATCAGAGACGGAGTAAATTGTAAACTCACTGGGCTGGATTATGCTATTAGAAAAATAATTAACAATTTGAATCTTACTGCACAAACCTGTTATATTTACGGGTATGACGATTTACAAATTGAAAATACAACCTTTATTCAGCTTGATACCACACAAATGTGGTGCAGTTTGGTTTACCATGAATTAAAAAATTATAAACCAAATTACAATTTTTTTACTAAAAAATTTGCAGCTTTATTTGGCCGGCATGATTTTTACAGACTCAAAATAATAAAGTATCTTCATGAAAATTACCGCAGCGATTGTCTACTGAGTTATAATTCAAAAATAGGAAAATGCAATCATAGATTTCAATCATGGTTTGATGATGATCTGGCATGGTATAGTGATAATTGCCCAATATTATTAGATTTTGATGCAACTGAAGGTTGGGTACCATATCAAAAAAGTTTAGGAAAAATTACCAAACACTGTGATTTGTATTTTTTAGAAATAGTTGCCGAAACTGATCCTTATTCCAATAAATTTTTCACTGAAAAAAGTCTTAAAAACTTTTATTTACAAAAACCTTTTCTTTTGATGTCTGAAAAGCATAGCCTCAAACAATTACAACAAAAAGGATTTAAAACTTTTACTCCATGGATCAACGAGTCCTACGATGAGATAAGTTGCCCAAATAAAAGATTAAACGCAATTCTTAGAGAAATTGATCGTTTGAGTTCAATTTCTATTACGGATTTAAACAGCATGTATTTGGAAATGGCGCCCGTATTAGAGCATAATAGGCAAAATTTCTTGAAATTTATTTGACATGCTAAATACACATGTTATACAATTGCACGGTGCAGTTGTATATCTAGGCACAAACATTATGGCATTTTATAAGGAGAAACATTATGGCCACTTCATTAGCAGAAATCCGCGCAAAACTACAAGCGCAAGAAAACCGCAGCACGGGCGGTCAATCACAAGGCGACAACGCCATCTATGCACACTGGAACATTCCTGAAGGCTCAAGTGCAAAAATTAGATTCCTACCAGACGCAAACGCAAAGAACGATTTCTTTTGGGTTGAGCGATTGATGATTCGTTTGCCATTTGCGGGAATAAAAGGACAAGCAGATAGCAAGCCTGTTGTTGTGCAAGTACCCTGTGTAGAAATGTATGGCGACGCTTGCCCTATTCTAGCAGAAGTTCGTACTTGGTTCAAAGACCCAGGACTGGAAGAAATGGGTCGTAAGTATTGGAAAAAGAAATCATATTTGTTCCAAGGTTTTGTAAGAGAGAATCCGCTGGCGGACGACAAAACACCTGAGAATCCTATTCGTAGATTCGTTATTAGTCCCCAGATCTTTAATTTAATCAAGGCTGCACTAATGGACCCAGAACTAGAAAGCATGCCTACAGATTACACCGCTGGATTGGATTTTACTGTTACAAAAACTAGCAAAGGTGGTTATGCAGATTACAGCACCAGTAAATGGAGTCGTAAAGAGACTGCACTAACGGCACAAGAACAAGGTGCAATTGATAGTTTTGGTCTTTACAACTTGGCAGATTTCTTGCCTAAACGTCCTGGCGAAGTAGAACTAAAAGTTCTCAAGGAAATGTTTGAAGCAAGCGTAGACGGTCAAGCATATGATCCAGATCGCTGGAGCCAATACTACAAGCCTAGTGGCTTCCAAGGCAAAGGCGGTGATGATACTGAATCGGCCGCTGCTCCTGCTCCAAAAGCAGCCGCTGCTCCGGTTCAATCTTCGAGTCCATTTGTTGCTGACGACGATGAAGATGACACTCCTGTTGCTACAGCTCCTGTGCAAGCACCTGCAACAAAACCTTCAAGTCAACGTGCCGAGGATATCTTGGCTATGATTCGAAATCGAGCAAAATAAAAACAAGGGGGAAACCCCTTGTTTCATCTTATAAAAACAATATTCAAGGAAACTAATTATGGCAACTAAACCATTCGACGTCTCAAAATTTCGCAAAAGTATTACAAAAAGTATTGACGGTATCAGTGTTGGATTTAACGATCCAACAGACTGGATCAGCACAAACAACTACGCACTCAACTACCTTATTAGCGGCGACTTTAACAAAGGTATTCCGATGGGCAAAGTTACTGTATTTGCTGGGGAATCTGGTGCGGGTAAATCCTTTATCTGCTCGGGAAATCTCGTCAAGAATGCGCAAGAGCAAGGCATTTATGTTATCCTTATTGATACTGAGAACGCACTTGACGAAGCGTGGTTACACGCTCTTGGCGTCAACACAAGCGATGAGAAACTTCTCAAACTCAATATGGCCATGATCGACGATGTGGCCAAAATGATCACAGAGTTTGTTAAAGAGTATAAAACGTTGCCTGAAGATCAGAGACCCAAGGTTCTAATTGTGTTAGACAGTTTGGGTATGCTGCTTACTCCTACTGACGTCAATCAGTTTGAAGCTGGTGACTTAAAAGGTGACATGGGTCGTAAGCCCAAGGCACTTACGGCATTAGTACGTAACTGTGTGAACATGTTTGGCAGTTTGAATATTGGCCTAGTGGCTACCAATCATACCTATGCCAGTCAAGACATGTTTGACCCAGATGACAAGATTTCAGGTGGACAGGGTTTTATCTATGCAAGCAGTATAGTTGTTGCTATGCGCAAACTCAAGCTTAAAGAAGATGAAGATGGCAACAAGATTAGTGAAGTAAAAGGTATTAGAGCAGCTTGCAAGATTATGAAAACACGTTACGCAAAACCGTTTGAAAGTGTGCAGGTCAAGATTCCTTATGAGTCTGGGATGAATCCATATAGCGGACTAGTAGACATGTTTGAAGGCAAAGGTTTATTGACCAAAGAAGGCAACAGTCTTAAATACACGCTAGCAGATGGTACAGTTATTAAACAGTTTCGTAAAGCATGGGAGCGCAATGAGGATAATAGTTTGGATCGAGTAATGGCAGATTTTACAGCTAATCCTCATAAAGATACCATTTCTATTCAACCGGAAGAGGAACCAGTATAATGAGTATTGATGTTGAAGTATTAATTGAATCATACACTATTTTAAAACAATATATTCCTACCAAAGACCGTCAGGAGGCAGCAGATAATTTAATGAGTGTTATGGTGGATCTTTTAAGCGATGATCAACTTAAGGAATTAGGCACAGTTGATTTACCACTAAGCAGAGCATTAAAAGAATATACTTCAGATGACCAAGAAAATTCTGACGACGATGACTACAATTATGACGAACGATAGAGATTACTATTGTTCAGTTAAATTCAAGTATCTTAAGGTTGATTTAGAATCAAAAATTTCTTACAATTGCCATGCTGCTGAGCCACATGCTATTGACTTTCAATGGCTACAAAAAAATAAAGGACAATTATTTAATAGTGTTATAAATGTGTTTGAGCGCAATGAAATGTTGCAAAACATTCGAAATAAAAGTTGTAATCAGAATTGTTGGAAAGCAGAAGATCTTGGGCAGCTAAGTCCTCGGCAGATTCAACAAGGACAAGAAAAAACTCATTATGACGTAATTACTAACCCAGAAATTATAGATCTTACTATAGGCACTGATTGCAATTTGACATGTTCGTACTGTTCAAAAGAAAACAGTAGTGCTTGGCGAAATGATTTATCAAAAAATGGGTTCTATCATATTAAAGAAGAAGAAAAAAGATATTCAAATAACAAGTTGGATTTAGTATTATCAAATATCTCTCAAGTGAATAGATATAATTCAAAACCTTCTTTAATGATTAGGGATGAGATATCTGCACTCTCAAATAATTTGAAAGAATTAGTTATTACTGGCGGAGAACCTTTATTACACAAATTTTTAATTGAAATTATTGATAGCTATAAACATGTACCTAAAATTAAATTGTTTACTGGTTTAGGAATTAACTTTGACAAATTTTCCAAGCTGATGTCAAAAATAAAAGTATACGATAATTTGTATATAGCAATAAGTGTGGAATCTACAAAAGAGAATTATGAATTTAATCGTTATGGTATGAGATGGAATGATTTGATTAAAAAAATAGATTTTTTAAAGGAAAATAATTTTAATATTGTTTTTCATTCTACCTTGTCAAATTTGACTTTACTTGATTTTGATAGTTTTTATAATTTGTTTTCTAAGAATCATCAAATTGAATATGACTTAGTGTATAATCCGTATTTTATGGCACCAAACGTACTTGATGATAGTAGCAAACACGAAATTATAAGTAAATTAAAAAAAATATCATTGGATAACAAAGATATGATAATATCTAGTATCGCACAAGAGTCAACAGACAATCAAAAAAATAATCTTAAATATTTTTTAGAAGAATTTGTCAAAAGACGTAATGATTTGTCTTTATCAATTTTTCCTAAATCATTTTTACAATGGTTAAACATAAATGTGGTATAATAGAATTGTTGCGGATCTTGGAGAAATTCCTAACTTCATTGATTATTACGAAGGTGAACTTGCACAGGCAAAAACAGAAACATTTATACGTGGTAATGTTGAAAAGTCCGCTGCGAATTTACCGGGTATTACAGAGCACCGATTTAACCAGCTTCAGGAGATCGAGGCTGTACTTAACTATCTTAATATACAACTTCGCAAGATTAGACGAAAGCATTTTCAAAAATACTTGGAATCTTATGCCCGAGCTCTTACAAGTCGCGACGCTGAGAAATACACAGATGGCGAGGATGAAGTCATTGACTTTGAAACTATCATTAATGAAGTTGCTCTTCTTAGAAACAAATGGCTTGGAGTTATGAAAGGTCTTGAAAGCAAAAACTTTATGCTAGGTCATGTTGTTCGACTGAGAACAGCAGGCATGGAAGATATTGTTGTCTAATGGATTATCAAACCCACGCCAAAGAACTATTGCAAGAGTGGACATTGTGTTTGAATGCAAAACCCAAAAATGATGTTATTTCTATTCAAATTGAAAAAGATGTTTTAGGCATGTGGGCAGTAAATCTTATTCATATTCTGAATTGGGGATCAGATTCTGAACTAGCAGAGGCATGCCATCAATTTGAATCAAGACTAACATCTTTAAAACGTAAAATAATAATGGAGGTATTACGTAATGGGTTTGTTTAGAAACTCTCAAAGCAGTTACCAACACACACAATTTATTAGAGATCTACTGTATCAATATGACAGTTTTTTAGATAGCCTAGAAGTTGTTGCTGATTTTGGTTGTGGCGAAGGATTAGATATAGAATGGTGGGCCACACTTGAAACTAGAGATGACCCACCTGAACCTAGAAACTATCTTTGCTACGCTGTAGATAAAAATGTCAAACAAATTAAATCAGAAGTTGAAAGTTTGTCAAATGTTCGAGTAATTCAAGCAGACCTAGAAGACCCAGACAGATTTATATCTCGCCAGATTGACCTAATCTGGTGTCATGATGTTTTTCAATATATGACCAATCCTGTTTATACATTACGTCAATGGAACGAAATGATGAGTGTGAATGGTATGTTGGTAATGAGCATTCCGCAAGCGGTGCATTATGAACACAATAGATTAAACACTCTAAGTCATAATGGATGGTTCTTCAATCACAATGTGGTAAACATGATGTATATGTTGGCTGTGAATGGATTCGATTGTCGCGATGCATATTTTTACAAAGATATAAACGATATGTGGTTACATATTGCAGTTTACAAAAGTGAAATACAACCAATGGATCCCAAAACAACTACATGGCATGATCTAATAGATGTCAAGCTAGTAAACGAAAGTGTTAAAACCTGCATTGATCGTTATGGTTATGTACGTCAAGACGAATTACTTACAACCTGGCTGAATAAAGACTATTATAGAATCAAAGAATGAAAATAGTTATTGTTACCGGCGGATTTGATCCAAGATTGGATAAATAAGCATATAAAGGAATTTATATGTTCGCTAATAACAAATATACTATTCTGTATTATAAAATTATTAATAATAGAAAATCAAACCCGTTTAACGGATATGTGGAAAAACACCACATAATACCAAGAAGTCTAAACGGATCAAATAAAAAAGAAAATCTAGTTGCACTTTCTGCTCGAGAACATTTTATATGTCATAGACTATTAGTTAAAATGACAACAGGACAAGATAAAGTTAAAATGTCTTATGCTATTAGAACGATGATGAATAGAGAAAATGAATACCAACAAAGATATAAAATAACTTCTAAGGTATATGAGTCTATAATAGCAAATACCAAATCTATTATTGGGACTGCTCTCACAGGCAAAAATAATCCGTATTACGGTAAAAATCACACAGAGAATACTAAAAATAAAATGAAGGCTAGTCGAAAATTACAGGCGCCGCCTATGCTAGGAAAAACTCACAGTATGTGTACTAGAAATAAACTAAGAGAAGCTAATAAACTACAATTTAGTGATCCAAAACAAATTGAAATGAGACGAACAGGTTGCAATAAAATTCAAGGTATGAAGATCTATCATAACTTAGATGGTAAAACAAAATACTTCGTTGAAGGAACACAACCCAGCGGGTGGGTAAAAGGCCGAGTACTGAAATCAAAAGGAGGTAGTAGTGAATAAAATTGTTTTAGCTACTGGCGGCTTTTGATCCCCTACATTCAGGACATATCTCTTATTTAAATCACGCCGATCATTTAGGAGATTGGCTTATTGTTGGGCTTAATTCTGATGCATGGCTCTCACGTAAGAAAGGTAGACCATTTATGTCATGGCATGAGCGAATGACAGTGCTAGACAATCTGCACATGGTTGACCGTGTAATTGAATTTGATGATAGCAACGATACTGCCATTGACGCTATTAAAAAAGTTAAAGAATTATTTCCAGGAAATCAAATTATTTTTGCCAATGGCGGAGATCGCACTGCACAAAACATACCCGAAATGATATTTGATGATGTGGAATTTGCGTTCGGAGTAGGCGGTGAGGACAAAAAAAATAGTAGCAGCGATATTCTTAAGCGTTGGACATCAATTGAAGTTCAAAGATCGTGGGGATCATACACAGTGCTCAACGAAATACCTGGTGCAAAAGTAAAAACTCTAGTAGTACAACCGGGGCAAACTTTAAGCATGCAAAGACATCAACATAGAAGTGAATATTGGATGGTCACTGAAGGAACGTGTATGATCAACATGGCACTGCCCGAAGACATGTCTAACCCACCAAAAATTTTAGGAAAATACGACGAATGGCGTGTGCCTCGAAACACATGGCATCAACTTACTAATCCGTTTACAAAACCCTGTACCATAATAGAAATACAATACGGTGAAAAGTGCGAAGAAGAAGATATAGAGAGACTAGATTCCGCCAGTCAAGCAACGTAGATACAAATCTGCTTGTCTTTGTCTGTATTCAATTATTGCCAGTATAATTTTACGCATTTGGTTTCCAGTTGCTTTGATTTTGATATGTATATTGTTGCAGCCAGTGTTCTACGTCAGCAGCATTTTTTGGATTTTTTGATTCGATGTATCGTTCAACATCGCTTTTATATGCAAAACAGTCTCGTAAACGTTTCGCTAGACTTTGACAGCCCATGTTTTCTCCTTGTGGGTTATATGGGTATTTATTGCGTTGCAACATCTATAAACAGAATAGTTAAAACCATAAATAGTTGATTATGCGCGAACTTATCAACATTCTTACAGAAACAGCCACAAAACAAGATATACAAGATATACTTGCTCAGAACGGTTACACAGATCTAAAAATCTCCGGCAATAAGATTGCGGTGCTTGTACAAGTTCCTGATGGACAAATTAAAGATGCTTTTAGATTCAAAGTATTACAAGATTTAGAAGGCATAATGAATGCGGCCGATCCTGAACTCGATGCAAGATACAGTCCCTATCGAACCATCAGCAGCATCGGGCATATTGACTTTTGGGAAAGTCCGGTAAAATTGCTGGTCAAAGATAAGGGAGTGCAAGGTGATAAAAGTGCTGGTGTCGCAAACGAAATAGAACTTGCAGGTATTTTACAGAGCGTGATTGACAAATACGGATCAGCACACGTTACTTTTGTTGACCCTCGTGGTAAATCTCTTACAATAAACAATTGCACCAAAGTAGATATTTCAGGTAGAGATGCCAAGGGAAGAAAAAAAGCCGATGTTGTTTTAGTAAGTCCAGATAGAAATCTTCCAATATCCATTAAAAAACTAAATGCTGAAGCATGGGAAAGTGCAGATAATTTGTTTGGACAAAAGGCAAGAAATATAATTGATAAATTAGTAGATGATAAAGTTGTCAAACTTGATAAATTAGAAACATCATCGGATGCTCAACCAATATTTTCTTTAAGTAAGGAAATAGTAGTTGAACCCACCGAACAAGAAGCCATGTCCGCAATTTTTGGAAGCGACCTGAATCCACAAGGCGGCATTATAATCCAAACATTCAAGCCAGAACATTTTGTACAAGAAGAAAACAAAGTTCGAGTTGAATGTCATGCTGTAATTACCAATAAAGAAGAAATTCCAGAAAGTCATTTAATGGTTTGGTTACTGCGTAACGACAGCAATAGAAACAGTAAAGCTCTTGGCATTCGGGGCATCAGGATTATGGCAGTAACATTGACTAGAGGTATTGGCCGAACAGGTAAAAAAGATGTAATACTGGTTGATCAATATGGCAATGTGATTGAAAGAAACTTTGATCCAAGCGATGAACAAGACCAAGAAGTAACAACCAAGCAATTAAAACAGTTTGATCCAGAAAAAACTCGAGTCAAAATAAAGCCAAAAGGCAGACGTGCTGAACCTCGAGATAATGATTCTTCTCCAAGACAAAAAAGAGATTGATTTTCTAATTTGTATCACGTATAATAAATCAATGAACGATAAACAAAAAGAAATTCTTGTTATTACACAAGAAGAATGTGCTGAGGTTATCCAAGAAATTTCTAAAATTTTTAGATTTGGTATAGATGAATTCCATAAAGATGGAATTAAACACCACGAGAAATTAGAAATAGAAATTGGAGATCTTTTGTGTATGATTGATCTTTTAATAGACAATGATGTTATTGTAAGAGATAATATTTCTACCCACATCAAAAACAAACAAGATAAACTTAAAAAATGGAGTAAAATTTATGACTGATTTGTATAGAGATTTGTTGTTTGTTTTGACTGATAAATTTAATAACTTAATTTTAACTCTTAGAGAACATATAAGACTGTCGAGTAAAAACACATCTCCTTTTTCCTATCAAGTTGATCTTGGTGTAAATGGGTTTTGGAATTTGCTTTTAGAAATAACCTTTACTGTTTTCAGTATTTTGTGTTTATTTTTTGGTGTAATTTTGACGTTGATTTTGGTTATCACATCGTATCCTTTTGCAGGATTGTTTAATTACTTTAGATGGGTTTTGTGGCATATTTGGAATCCGGCAGATGACAACAAAAATAAAAATGAAATTAAAATTATTAAAAATTCTGAGAAACAAAATTAGTTTAAATGATTTTAGATTTACTTGATTGGCAGCTAATAGATAAAACATTCTGGCTACCACTTATGGCCTTATGGTACTATGTATCTAAATTTGGTTACACGTTTTACATACATCGATATGTGTGGCATAATCAATACGAAATACAACCTACTTTTTTAAAAGCAGTTAAAATTTGGATCTGGCTAAATTTTCCGCAAATTTGGATTAAAGATTACCATTACTTTACCAAGCTTTTACACGTCAAACATCATTTGACTGCAGACACAGATGATGATCCGCAGACACCATTAAAATTTACACTAAAAGATTATATTTTTCAAACCAATAACATATACGCACTATCTCAAGAAGATTACATTAGATACGGACTAAAATATAAAATAAAGCGTAGTAATACTGAACCAAGAGACAAGCTTAGTTTGTTTTTATTTAAATATAATAATCTTGGAGTGGCGATTACTACTTTGATATGGACTGTAATTACAGGTTGGCCTGGTATCTTGTTTGGAATTTTTTACAAGTTTATCAATCAACATTTTATAGCGGTAAGTATTGATATGTATGCGCACAAAGGTATAGGATACAAACATCCTCATGATAAGTCATATGCAGTGCAAAGAAATCCGTGGCCTTTTACTGAAGGATTACACAGTAATCATCATGCCAATTTTAATAAAATAGACACGAGATATCGATGGTTTGAAATTGATTTTTATTATTTGCAGATAAAATTTTTAGCTTTACTAGGACTTGTAAAAATTAATGAAAAAGCAAAAACAGAAAACTAATGTAGCAAAAGGCGCAAATAGTTATGATGCTAACTTTGATAATTCACTAGTTGCTTTTTTTAATAAAAATGTTACACCATATGCTACAGAAGTGGGTGGCCCTGCCTTTGATTTAATTCCAATAGAAAAACAGAAAGACATAATGGTCAACGTTGCTCGTATGCATGCCGAGCAAGAATACAATCGAATTATGGATTTGGTTCGAGTATTACAAAAACAAGCAAACGAAATAAAACGTAGATTATATATCACAGATGCAGTTCATGCAGCTGAATACCAATTTCAAGTTTATCACGGACAAACTTACTGGCTCTGTTTTGATACTAAAATAAACCGTACTAGATTGTGCCATCAAGGACCAAATGATTGGAGCACTGGTGCCCCAGACAGTTACCAATATATTACACGAGTAAAATGGTTAGGTGATTATACTTGGCAGGAAGTTACCACACAAACGTCTGACGATAGTACTCAACAATTTTAGTCAACTCTTGGTTGAAATTTGCTTGTGGTTGCCAACCTAATTTACGTAATTTTTCATCATTGATAGCATATCTTACATCTTGCCCGGGCCTGACTAGATCTGTGACATGTTCTGTGTATTCAAATTTAATATCAAAATTATCAAATATTTTTGCGACTACGTTTAAATTAGAATCTTCGTAATTGCCAGAAATATTAAATATATCATTTTTGGCACCCGATTGAATTATTGTATGTATTGCTTCGGCGGTGTCGCTTACATGCAGCCAAGTTCTGCGTGGTTTACCTTGGTCGTGTAAATCAATCTTCCTACCTAATTGAAGATATTTGATTGTTTTTGGAATCAGTTTTTCTACGTATTGACCGATGCCATAATTATTGGTTGGTCTTACAATAACATATGGAATATTAAATGTTCTAGCCCATGCCTGTACCAGCATGTCTGCGGCAGCCTTGGTGGCACTATAGGGATTGCTTGGTTTAAGGAGATCCGTTTCTACATGTGCGCCTGTGACAATATCTCCGTACACTTCATCAGTGCTAAAATGAATCAAGATAGGCATGTTGAATCTACTTTTTTGTTGAATTAGATTTAACAAATGATGTACACCATTCACATTGCTTTTTAAGAATACATCTGATCCAACAATACTGTTATCTACATGTGTTTCCGCTGCGGTATTTACTACATAGTCACAATCAACAAGTCTTTCAAGGTCGTTTATATCAGATTTAATATACTTAAATTGTGAATTTCGTTGAAATTCGTTTAAAAAATGCATATTACTGGCATAAGTTTCTCTATCTATGCCTAGTACATAGTGCCCTTCATTTAAAAGCTTGCGGGTAACCGCAGCACCAATTAAACCCAAACAACCAGTTACATATACAATTTTGTTCATATTTTTCCTAAAACTGCTAAAATCTTTAAGTCGTAATCAATCGCGGTATCTATTATATTGACGTTGTGCTTATTTAATAGTGCATGAAGTGACCGTTCTCTAAAGAAATTGATATGTTCGCCTATTACCATGTTTTCTGCGGGAGGTTCGCGGTATGCAGGAACCTCTATATATAAGTATTTTTTGGTTTTTTCTTTCAGCGCAACCACTAATTTATTAATATCAGACACATGTTCTAATACTTGACAGTTCATAACTAAATCAAATCGCTCATTACAATCTAATGAGTATTTGAGCACTCCTGCCATAGGCTCTACACCACTAACATCATATACAAATTTAACTGGTACATCGGGAATATAGGCGCCATTGTCACCGCCATAATCCAACACTGAGTATAAATCAGAAATATGTTTGTATACCAATGAATCAATGAATTCTTTTCTGCGATTTATGTAATCCAGCGAATATAATTGCTCTTTGTAAGTGGGTTCACATTGTTGACGCATTTGATTATATGTTTTATTGCGATATCCTTGATATAAATTTTGCATTTCATTATCGTCAAACCGTTGCAACGAAAAATAAAAATCACAAAAATCACAGCGGCATAACGTAGAATCAATATTACTTCCAGGATTGCTACCAGTGACACGCCAAATTACAAATTGAGATAATTGTGCAGGAAGCTGAACTGGAATACAATTACAACATGGGCAGTTTACTTGGTGGTACATTACTGGGGCAAGACTCCGCAATCAACATTAATATTTTGTCCTGTTATAGCACTGGCTGCACTACTTGCCAAGTAAACACATAGGTCGGCTACTTCTTTACCTGTTGGCAATCTACCTAGTGCTGATTGAGTTTTGGCAAAATCCTGCATCCATGTTATTGCATTATCGCCGCCGGGGGCATATTCACTTTCCAATGCAGTCATCAATCCAGGGGTTGGAATCAGCACAGGACATATACCGTTGACTCTAATACCTTTTGTACCAAGTTCTTTAGCCAAGGCCTGAGTCATACCATTCATTCCAAATTTGGTAGCTACATAAGCAGAGTTATTAGCTGTACCTCGTTTACCTGCTAAACTAGAAATATTGATGATACTGCCACCGTGTTGTAAGGCTGTTGCAGCAGCCTTTGCGCCCCAAAAAGCACCTTTGAGATTAGTAGCCAAGATATCATCCAAGAAATCATCATCGATGGCGTCAATTGGGCGCCACTCGGAATATCCGGCATTGTTGATATACGCATCAAGTCGACCAGTTCTGAGTATGGCATGATTCACAATCATTTGATGATCGGTGGCCCGACGCACATCCATTGGAACATGATATATGTTCAACATAGACATTTCCATGTCTGATCTAGATCCCACGAACACCGTGTAGTTTTCTTGAGCAAAACGTAATGCTATCTCAAACCCAATACCTCTATTGCCTCCGGTTACAATAACCGTTTTCTTTATATTGTTTGGCATGCAAATCCTCCATCCACAGTCAGTTCAGTGCCAGTAACAAAACTACTGGCATCACTAGCAAGGTAAACAGCAGCACCAATTAGTTCTTGCGGGTCTCCATAACGACGCATTGGTGTATGGCCAAGGATAGCAGCTTCTCGCTCGGCAGTTATAAAATTTTTACGATTCCATTCAGTTGGAAAAAAGCCCGGACGAATGGCATTTACCCTTACTCCTTGTGTGCCCCATTCTCTAGCTAGATTTTGGGTCAAGTTTACAATGCCGGCTTTGGCTACACTGTATGTAAATGCCTTACTTAGCGGCGGACCTGCACTAGCTGAACTGATATTGATTATATTGCCAGACCCTTTGTTGATCATGTGCCGCCCAAATACTTGACAACCAAACATGGTTCCTTTGAGTTGGCTGTTCATAATGCTATCCCATTCATGTTCAGTAATATCAAAAAAAGGAGTAGGGCCATTAATTCCAGCACCGTTGATTAAAACATCTGCTGATCCAAACTTATCAACAACTTGTGATAAAACAGATTCATGCGATGATTTAATTGCAACATCTATAGCTAAAGCGAGTGTGCAATGGTATCCTTGGTCATTTATAATTTTTTCTATACTTTGCGCTTTATCTAATCTTAAATCACAAATGGTTACAGATTTTGCACCAGACTGGGCCAAGCCGATTGCCAGGGTACCGCACAAATAGCCACCGGCTCCGGTAATAACAATATTTTTATTGGATATATCAAATAGGTTCATTATAAGTTTTTAAATTGTATTCTAGTCCTAGTAATTGTACAGGTAATTCGCTTAGTTTACGACCATTGCCAGTATAACGATTACCGCCTTCAGATTCAATTCTGTAATGTGGTTCCAAGTTATTAAGTTCTACAAATTGTTTAATTACCTGGCTAATTTTGTATTTTTTCAAATATACTGCATTTATATCTTTTGTTGAAGTTGTGTTTTCTACAAAATAATGTACAGTGGAACACAAATCCTTGATACCAAAATAATCAAATTCTCTATCGTTGATTATGACCAATGGATTTTTCTTGTTAGATAATAAAAATCTTGGGAAAATTCTTGTGGCTATTTCACCGGCACCAAAACAATTAAAAATTCTAATGGTGTGAAAATTATCAGTATCCCACACAATTCTACTTTTCATATTTTGTCCGAATCCATAACTGTCAGCGGGTAATACATCAAATATCTGCTCTTCGCTAAACTGATTGATATCTTGAGTTCTATCAAACTCTGCACCAGAACTGAGATTAATAAACTTTTTAAACATGTGTCTATTATTGTAGAAATTCATAAACAATCCTAAATTGTTTCTGGTGTCATCTAATAGAACATCATTTTTCATTGTGGTTGCGGCGTTTATAACAACATCAAATTTGCAATGTTGTAACCATGCTTTAACTAAAACAGGATTCAACAAATCAATTTGTTGTCTGGTAATGCGATCTACTGTGTGTGTTTTTTGTAAATAGTTGGACAAACTAGACCCAATAAAACCATTCGCACCAAGAACGGCAATTTTCATATCAGTTAGGAATAGCGTAGAATACAGCTTCGAAGCTGTTGTTGTCGTGTTGTCTTATGTAAAAACTGTAATCGTCGACCAATTGGTTGACCAACAATGGTAATTCCCACATGTCACCAGGTTTATGATACATGGCCATACTGATTACAGGTCGACAGCGTTTTAATAAATTGGCCGAACCACGTAATGCATCTGCTTCGCTGCCTTCTATGTCTAATTTAACAAAATCAATCTGTTGTTTAGGAAACAAAGAGTCCAAGGATGATGCTTCTATTTTGATATCGCCGTGATCAGTAGCTGCACTGCTGGGTCCTACGCCGCTGGCAAATGTAATAGTTTTTGTTTGATCAGACAATGCTAACGGATAGCAAATGGCATTGTCTCCTGCTGCCAGAGTCAATCTGCCAAAGTTTTTTGGATCAGGTTCAAACAAGTGAGCTGTATTAATTTTTACTGCCGCCATAGCTTCTTGATAACTGTCACCTGTGTATGCACCGCCATCAACAATGTTGATTGCTCGTTTACCAAAAGATTTTAAACTCAGCTGGTTAAAGTAATGCTGGTCTTTACTACGGTAATCGGCATATTCAGGAAGATTGCCTGTACGAAACAACAACACATTGAGTAAACAATCAACGCTTTCTTGATCGGCTAGTATTTGAACAGCTGACTGTATTTTACTCAAATTGTCGGTAATGTAATTTAATGGAGTGAGCCAGTACCGCCAGCCTAATTGTTTTTCAAATTGAGCATACAGTTCCCATGGCATAAAGATTTTATCAAACCCAGCGTTGTGTGCCTCATTTATTATTTTTGTGTACGAAGTCATGTGACTGAACACACCCATCGCCAGCTGGGCATTTTCCCAAGTAACATCCTGCCAGCCCACTACAGGCAAATCCAGCAACGTGGTTCCTTTGGGATCGGACACAACAAAACCATAGATTTGAAAACCTTCATCGAGTAACACTTGTCCTAGCGCACGAGCAAATCCTCCTGCACCAAAAATCCAAACAGGCACACTTTGATCTAAATTGTCAAAGTGACCATACGAAACTGTTTTTGCAAAACTATCAAAATCCATGTCAATCCTTTATAATGTTTTGTTCCATTTCTGCATCTGGTAAGAATGGACTCATGTATTCTAGACTAGGCGCCAACAAACTACCATCTTCTAACTTGCGAGCCGCAAGTTTTGGTGCAAACATTTGCTCAGGATCTACCATGACTTCGATTATAGCAGGTTCAAGATTGTTCAGCAACATCTGCACCATGTCACTGTTCCATGCATCCATGGTAGAAACTCTACATGACATTATACCTAATGCGACTCCTAATGAAACAAAATTAGGTAAGGATACTCCGTCTTTAGGACTGGTACCAAACACATTGTCTGAGAAATATGCTCGCTGTGTTTGTTTGATTGAATGATATCCTTCGTTATTTACAATGATAATTTTCACCGGCAAGTGATATCCCACAACAGTTTGCAATTCTTGCAAGTTCATCATGATGCTACCATCGCCGGCAATACAATAAACTGGTTTTCTGGCAGCAATACAGGCACCAATAGCAGCAGGCAAATCATAGCCCATGCTGGCATTGCCACTGTTGCTGTAGAATCTTTGTCCTGCTTTGAGTTTACCGGACTGACCACTAATAACACTGGCACTGCCATTACCACACACAACAACAGCATCTGAATTCAATTTGTTAAAAAAATCTTCAAAGAACAAATAGGGATTGAGAGTATCTTGTTTGTGCTGGTATTCGGGCAACACAGGATCGTATTTGGCTACACGCTCTCTACACCAATGCAAATAATTCACATGCTCTGGGAGTATTTTCCAATGATCCAGTGATAAAAGTAAAGCTGGAATAAAATCTTTGAGATCACAATAAACCTTGTAATCAATATTGAGAGTAGGTTTGTCAAGTTCAGCACGATCAATGTCAACCATGACTTTGTATGCATTCCGCGCAAAGTTTTTGTAATTGTAACTGATCATTCTAATATTCAATCTACTGCCTAGCACCAACACAAAATCTGCATTCTGTACTGCAAAGTTTCCAGCGCGATCACCAACCATCCCGGGATGACCGGCATATAACGGATGGTCATTGGTCAAGGTGTCATAGGCATTAAAACTAGTAACCACCGGAATTTGCAGTTTTTCTACCAATGAAAGAAATTCTTTATGCATACCAGACAATCTAACTCCGGTTCCAGCGTATATTATAGGTCTTTTTGCTGTTGCTAGTTTGGCAAGAATTTTTCTAATATCGCCATGGAGGTTGTTTTTTGGTTCTAAAAGTTCTACTCTGGTATTGTCAGTGATACCAGGATCTTGACCTAACAAACCAGTCGACCCATTCCATCCTTGAAGAAGCTTTGGATTTATATCTTTTGATTGAATGTCAATAGGAATATCAACCCATACCGGCCCCGGTCTTCCGTTGGTAGCTAAAAATATAGCTTTGTCCATTACCTCTTTAATAGAAAAAGGGTCAGTAACAGTTACCGCATATTTTACAATAGGTCTAGCCATACTCACAATATCAACTTCTTGATCTCCAAGTTGTCGCATGGGTATGTTATAATTGCGCAAGTAAGTTTCATTTTTGACCTGTCCGCTAATTACCAACATACCACAACTGTCTACATAGGCACCAAACACACCATTGAGTGCATTGATACCACCAGGACCTGTGGTAACATTAAGCACACATAATTGATTATTGATACGATAATAACTTTCGGCCGCAATAGCTGCTGCCTGTTCGTGATGGAAACACACAGGTGTCATATCAGGATGACGACCAAAAGCATCGTTTAAATGCATGGCACCTCCGCCGGTGACCAAAAAGGTATGGCGGGCGCCTGCATCCACGCATCTTTGCGCTACATAATCGGCTAATCTCATAATCCTCGATTTTTTATTAAATTTTTTAGTGAAGCGTTGGTTGCATATGGACCATCAATATGATCAATAGTCAGTGGTTCATCAGCACGAATAGCCTGCGTAAGGGTTTCGCCGTTCATTATTTCTCTACAGCTGAGTTGTCCTTTACGCAAAGGAATAGCAAGATAAAAGTCCTTTTCAAAACTGTCTTTGTGGATACGGTATCCGGGTTCTAGGTCTCGTTTGGCATAAGCACCACGCACCAATTGATCAAGATACTCTGTTTCTTTTTTACTAATAACGCGACGAGTGTTGCTACGACCGCCGCACATTTCAATGGCCTTATGATAGGCTTTGAACCATGTATCACACTGTTCGGGCAACGAGCAATACGAACTGACCGGAACTCCATTGTAATCAATGTCGATGTGTCGTTCCCAAGTTCTGGCACCTTTGGCATATGAAATCAACATACTGGAACTCCAATTGTGATATTCATGTGTGCTAAGGCCAATCACATTGTCGCGATAGCGATTGCGTAAGTAATCAATTTGGTCCAATTCTAATTCATTATCCTCACTGGGATACAAACTCACACAATGATTGATAGCCAATGGAATATCTCTATTGGCAAAATAAGCCACAATGTCATCTAGGTCCTTTTCGCTGGCACCACCCGAACTGATAATAGTGGGGCGACGAGTACTGGCGATTTTGCTGATCAAAGGCCAATCGTTTACATCGCTACTGGCAATTTTGATAATTGGCATGTCAAATTCAACGCATAGATCCACACTCTTTTCGTCAAATGGTGTACTCATAGGAATACAGCTCATGTCACGAATTTTGTTAACCATGACAGCAAAGTCATCTCTGCTGAGTTTGGTCTGTTCGGTTTTCTTGATATATCTATTGTCTTGATCACCTTTAAACTCCGGATGAATAAACTCATCTACATCTCTAAACTGTAGTTTAATGGCAGCTTTTACATTGTTGATCCGTGCAACGCTACCATGTTCGTAGATGATTTTGAGACCGCGTTCCACGCTGCCCCAGTGATTGTTTGCTAATTCTAACACAAAGAGATTTTCAAATATCTCGTTGCCTTTTTTACGATATGACATACTGTTTCCTTAAATGAATAAACTCATAAAGCCATCAACTCGTTCACCAATATAGGCGATTTGTTCTGGCGTAATAACTGGACTGGTGCCATGGAAGTAGGTGTGCGTCATGGCATGTGTTGCGTTAGGGAAATCGTCCCTGGCCTGTTTTGGATCCATTAAATGACTGTAGGCAGGTTGCAGCATGATGTTGCCTGCAAAGTACGGACGAGTCTGAATCAGATTTTCTTCCAGATAATCCACAATGTCTGCGCGAGCAAACGGAGCATCTTGACGCACAGTCAACGGAAAAGCAAACCACGACGGATCCGATTTGTTTTGAGCTCGTGGCAAGTGAAAAAACTCTTCATACTTGGCATAGATGTCAAACAGCAATTGATAATTGCGTCTGCGCAAGGCATGAATCTCCGGCAGCTTCTGCAACTGCTGCATGCCCATAGCACATTGTAATTCAATTGGTTTTAGATTGTAGCCAATTTCGTCATACACATACTTGTGATCAAATATTTCGCCGGGTAATTCTGGAATCCATTCTTGAAATCTGGTACCGCATGTGCCACATTTTAACTTGTTTGCATCTGGACCCACACAGTAGCAACCTCTGCCCCATTCTCTGAAACTGCGAAGAATAATTTCTTGATTGCGATCATCAGTGGCCACAAAGCCACCTTCGCCCATGGTCATGTGATGTGCAGGATAAAAACTGCAACTGGCCATTAGACCAAATGATCCCAGAGGCCGATCGTTGTATGTGCTGCCAAGGGCATCACAGCAATCCTCTAACAAAATCAATTTGTATCGTTCAACCAAGGACATGACTTGATCCATGTTAGGAGGGTTGCCTAACACATGTGCAAATGTTATGACCTTGATATGAGGATCATTTTGCAATTTTTGTTCTGCTTGTTCCAAATTGATGTTCAGTGTATCTAATTCTATATCTACAAAAACCGGTTCAAATCCCACTTGCAATGTGGGATTGAGTGTAGTAGGGAATCCAGCAATGGGCATCAATACTTTTGTACCCTTGCTAAAATTGTAGCCGCGTTTACTTGTTAAACTGGCCATCATCAACAAGTTACTGCTACTGCCTGAGTTGGTAACAATACCGCCCTTTTTACCAAACTGTTTTGGGAACTCGCGTTCAAATCTTAAACTTTCGTCGCCCATGGCCAGCCAGCCTTTAAGCAGGCTTTCTACTCCGGCTACATATTCGTCGGAATTATAATAGGCACCGGCATAGTTTACAAAGTCTTTGCCCGCTGTCCATGTTTTATTTGCTTGTTTTTGTTCTACATATTGTCGAACTTGATCTAGTATTTCTTTCATTGAATTATTTGAGATAACATTTGTTGAGCTAAAGGAATTCTACGTTCATTTGGGATACCGGGCCACTGGATTAAAAAGTCTCCGGGTTGCCATTGTCCGTCATTACCAAAAATATCCCGTTTATAAACATGAGGAACTGATCCTGGATATTGATCGTAATCGTATGAATTGATTAAACGTTGAGGGACTATTTTTAATCCCGACCCCAATCGTTCAATGTTGTCAATCATACACTGCTGATCATTCCAAGGATGTTTCATACAGTATTGATCTTGGAGCGTATCTAAATATTTTAACCAATCAATGCAATTTTTTGTATTGTGTGCTAGATAGCTGTCATTGTTGATATTGAAGCAATCGGTTGCAATTATAAAATCAGAATCGTTGTCAACAATGTCTTCCAATCTAATCGTAAAATTGGTAATCATGGTATCACAGCCAACTGCATGTACCCAATCGTACCCAGACTCCAATAATTCAACTACTTTTCTGGTTCTGGCCCAGGCTATATCACCTAGATTGACAAAGCCATCTGTAACTTCATAGGTATCATATCCCCATTTTTTAGCATACAATTTTTTGTTCCGTTCCCAAGTTAGATCGGCTAACGGTTGATATGCCTCGTTGTAGGCAGTTACAAGTGCAAATTTCAATTGAATTCCTTGATAGTTGATGTTAGTATACTATTTAAGAAATCTTAAAGTCAAACATTTTTAAAATAAGTATCAATATGATGAAAGTTTACGATTGTTTTCCATTTTACAATGAATTAGATTTATTAGAAGTACGACTTGAAGAACTTTATGATCACGTGGATCATTTTGTCCTGGTAGAAGCATCAACCACATTTACAGACATTCCAAAACCATATTATTTTGAAGAAAATAAATCAAGATACTCTAAATGGCTAGATAAAATTATACATGTCAAAGTGGACGACATGCCACATAGCAGAGAAGCTTGGGACAATGATATTTGGCAAAGAAACAGTATCAATCGCGGCATTGTAGATGCCGATGACAACGATATAATTATCGTGTCGGATCTAGACGAAATACCTAGATCTGAGACAATTGATGCACTACGAGCAGACACTAATAATCAAATATGGGGATTTAGAATGCCCTTATTTTATTTTAAATTTAATCACATGCTTACTACAACGGATAGTCGTTATATGATATGGGGAATGGCTTGTAGAAAAAAATTGATGGTTCCTGCCGATGAGTTTAGATTTCAACGGTTTCAACTAGCTCATTTGCCATACGGGTTTAATCAAAATGGTTTACGGATTATGGAACATGCTGGTTGGCAATTCAGTTACCTTGGTGACACTGAATTTGCTCGAAATAAAATTCGGAGTTTTGCACATCAAGAAACAAACACACCAAAAACACTAGAAATGATTGATGTAGAACAAAGTGTGATCAATGGTTACGGACTAGGACCTAATGCAGTTGAAAAATTTGTAAGTATTGCAGTAGATGAATACCTGCCAAAAACCGTAATAAACAACCTAAATAAATACTCAAAATATATAGCACCTAATGCAACACATAATGTAAGAGATTTACTTCCTTTTGGTTAATTTATATGAATTTTTATCAGTTAGAAATAACAACCATGATTGGTTGTCCTTTGATGTGTACGTATTGTCCACAAGACAATTTGAGAGACGCATACGGCGATGATTTAAAATACATGAGGTTAGAGGACTTCAAAATAATGATAGATAAAGTCCCTACTCATGTAAGAATTGATTTCAGCGGACAGGCAGAACCATGGGTCAATCCTGCATGCACAGACATGGTAGAGTATACTTTATCTAAAGGGCACAGAATAGCAATTTTTACCACTTTATATGATTGGGATGAAGAAACAGTTCATAGAATGGGACAACTTGTTCTCTCATATGCCAATCAAATTGACATTTTCAAAGTGCATTTTCCTGATGCTGCCGGTAATATGAAAGGTTGGAAACCTAGCAAAGAATGGGAATATGCATATATTGGTATGAGAACAATTGTACAATCTGCAGGTGTTCATTATGAAGCAATGACCATGAGTGACGAAGGTATTCATCCTGCTGTCAGACACTTACCGGGAGCAGCACCTAGTCATCGATGGGACATTGCAGCACACGATCGTGCTGGCTTGTTAAAAAAAGAACAAATTCAAGGGCAGGTAATTAAATTAACTCCAAGACACGAAGGGCCGGTTGTTTGCGGTAAAACCACACTTTATAATCAAGGAGTCCTTTTACCAAATGGAGAAGTTTTGTTGTGTTGTATGGATTACGAGAAAAAACATGTCATGGGCAATCTACTAACTGATTCTTACGACGATATCTTAAATGGCCCTGCAATGCAAAAACTGCTAGAATTAAATAGAATGCCACATTTTACTAATAAAACACTTTGTAAAAGTTGTGTTGATGCAATCCCAGATAAAAGGTATTTACAACAAGCTGCATGATTTGACTTCATGTAAAAAAATTAGTATAATTATGATTCAACTAATCTGGAGTTCAATATGTTTGAATCAATCGAAATTCGACGAGTAGCAAATGGTTTTGTAGTTACTGTTCATCTCGAAGATGAAACTGTGGAATATGTGTTTGACACTGCCCGTAAAGCCATGAGTCATATCAAACAATTCGTTGCTCCAAAAGCAGGCGAATAAATACAAAAATTCAACAATTCATGAGGATACATGTCAAAAACAGTTCTAATTACCGGCGGTGCCGGATTCATTGCGCATCATGTTATAGATAAAATTTTACGCGACACCAGTTGGAAGATTGTGTGTTTGGATAGATTAGACATCTCCGGTAATCTTAATAGGCTGCACGATATGCTACAGGATCACGACCCAAAAATGGTTGCTGGTCGTCTGCGTATTGTGTTTCACGATCTTAAAGCAGAAATCAATAGCCAAATTGTTCACGATATTGGAAACATCGATATTGTGCTGCATCTTGCGGCCGGCAGTCATGTAGATCGCAGTATTCAATACCCAATGGAGTTTGTGCAGGACAACGTAGTAGGTACAGTAAATTTATTAGACTATGCAAGGAAGAACTTACCTAATCTGGAAAAGTTTGTATACTTTTCCACCGACGAGATATTTGGGATTGCACCTGTTGGTGTATCATATAAGGAGTATGATAGATATAACAGCACAAATCCATACTCCGCGTCTAAGGCGGCTGCCGAAGAGTTTTGTGTGGCATATGAAAACACTTACAAGTTGCCTATTGTTGTTACGCACACTATGAATGTATTTGGTGAGCGGCAACATCCGGAGAAGTTTATTCCAGCAACTATTCAGAAAGTAAGAGATGGTGAAACGGTCATCATACACAGTGATCCGACGAGAACCGTGGCTGGTTCTCGAATGTACATCCATGCCCGTGATGTTGCTGAGGGTCTTATGTTCATACTCGGCCTCAAGGATTATCGTCACACAGGAGACTATGGCCACGCCCACTGCCCGAAGTTTAATCTTGTTGGTACTGAAGAAATTGACAATCTTACCCTTGCACAGATGATCGCAACAGCAGTAGGTAAAGAATTAAAATACGAAATGACAGACTTTCATACCAGCCGTCCAGGGCACGACATGCGTTATGCACTAGATGGTGGATTACTAAAGAGCTTGGGTTGGGAGCCAAAAATTAAATTGAGTGAGCGTATCAACGAAATGGTACAATGGACACTAGCAAATGAAAGATGGTTGCGTAAATGATAAAACATTGTTTTATAGTAACATCGGCCGTAAATAGTAAATTTGGAATTTACTCTCCCGAAGAACGATTAGCACAAACAGTTATTACTTTACAGAATATTAGATTTCGAGTTCCTGGAGCAAAAATTATTGTGATGGAATGCGCCGGTACTGCATTGAATCAAGTGCAAAGCGACACATTAGAGAACAATTGTGATCTGCTGCTAGATTTCAGCAAAGATCCAGATGTTTTGGCAATATATCAAAGTGATAACTGGGATGTAGTCAAAAATTCAACTGAAATTATGTGTTTTGGTCGAGCTCTACGTATGTGTCAGGATGACGGCGATTTTGAGGGTGTTGATCGTATTCATAAGATGTCAGGACGTTATATTCTAAATGACGATTTTGATCTTGAAGTTTACGAGCAGTATACTGATAAAATTATCATTGGACCAAAACATCGTAGTCAATTTCCTTTTGAAGTAACAGGAATTGATTTACAGTACATGGCTCGACTTTGGTCATGGCCTAGCAATCAAACAGAACGAGTAGTTCAAGTATACCATGATAGTCTCACATATATTGGGCAAAGAGTCAGCCAAGGTGGGTATGCAGATATTGAACATGTATTATACAAATTTCTTCCACAACACCTAGTGCAAGAATTGCCAGTGCTGGGTGTAGAGGGATTTATTGCGCCCAATGGAGTGCCTATAAAAAACTAATATGAAAAACTGTACAGAATTAAAAGCATGTTTGGCTTGCGGCGGAACACACTTGTTACCTGCAATTGATTTGGGCGATCAACCACTAGCTAACAATTTCTTAAAAGACACCAGCGAAAATCAAAGGTATCCACTGGCAGTAAATCAGTGTGCCAATTGTTTTCATTTGCAACTAACTCATGTGGTTGACCCAGCAGTGATTTATAGAGATTATGCATACGTTAGTGGAACCAGCCAGACCTATCTAGATTACATGTTTTGGTTTGCTAAATGGGTAAGAGAGTATAGTAAAATACAGTTTGGAAGCATATTAGATATTGGGTGCAACGATGGAAGTCAATTGGATTATTTTGAAAAATTAGGATTTCTTACTTATGGAGTAGATCCAGCAGAAAACTTACATTCAATCAGCACTAATAAAGGTCACCGAGTAGTATGTGGATTTTGGGACGAACAATCTATAGGGAATCTGGACAACAGGCAATTTGATATAGTAGTGGCGCAAAATAGCTTTGCTCACAACCCAGATCCACATAAGTATCTTACATTATTAAAGCCTCTTATGAAGCCCAGTGGACTGTTTTTTGTTCAAACCAGCCAAGCAGACATGGTACGTAACGGCGAATTTGACACAATCTATCACGAACATGTGAATTTCTACAATATCAACTCCATGAACGAGTTGTGTCGGCGAGCTGGGTGGGAATTGATAGATGTAATTAAAACACCTATTCACGGAACTAGTTATGTGTTTGTGCTAACTCCTGGTCGTAGTCGTCGCGAACACATTGCAAATTTAATAAGCATGGAAGCAGACTTGTTGAACAACGACGTATATCGTGCGTGGGCTGCTCGAGCTAGAAAAATTTCTAGTGAATTTAGTTCTAGAATTACACTGTTTAAAGAACGCGGATATCATATTGTAGGCTATGGCGCGGCAGCCAAAGGAATGACATTGTTGAATTTTGCTAATGTTCAACTGGATTACATTATCGACGACAATCCAATCAAACAAGGGACGTATAGTCCGGGACAAAATATTCCTGTTGTGTCTATTGCACAGTTATCAAATTATACCGTTGATGATAAAATTTTATTTGTCCCACTGGCATGGAATTTTTTTAAAGAAATAAAAAACAAAATATTAAATCATAGAAACAATACCAATGATCGTTTTTTAAAATATTTTCCGGAGGTTGAAGTTGGAGTTTAAGTTTCCTGTAATGGAATTAGTTGATAGGTACGCAATTGCACAGGTAAAATATAACCGTACAGGCGGACAAAATCAGGCAGAACTAGATTTCTACGAACAACAAATGCAAGGTATAGATAAAAATATTATTTGGGAAGAATTACAAGCGTTTAAAATTTTACATGATAAAATTTGGAGTCTAGAAGATGACTTTAAAAAATGTAGAATTGATGGTACAGACTTGGTAGAAGTAGGACGTAGAGCATTAGAAATCAGAGATTATAATAATTTCCGAGTACAGTTAAAAAATACTGTTGCCGAAAAATTAAATGATACTGTAAGAGAAATTAAAACAAATGTATGATGTTGGTGATTACGATGTTAAATTACAAATTCCTACTGATAACTACGTGGCTTATAGTCTGTATCCACATGATTTAGAACCTATTCAAAGTTTTCTCGAACAAATTAGTGTTGTCAACAAACAAACTTTAATAGTGCTTTTTGGTGGCTTTCAATGCCTGCAGGAAAGAGATTTCTGGATCCAGCCAATAAATGAATTCGCTAAAAAAACTTCGAATCCTTTAGCTGTTTTTACAGGTAAACTAACCTCCGACAGTGATTATGATTTGCCTAAAATAAATTTTTTATATCATAGAATCTCAATGTTTGATTTGGTAAGTAATTTTTATTGGAATCAAAGGCACGAAAATAAAAATAGAGATTGGACCAATGATTGTTACCGTTGTCGAAATACAAAATTTTATTGGGCGAGCACCAAGGATTGGTATTCAAGAAGGTATATATTGGCAGGACTAATAAACAATAATTTATTGAACGACGGCTCAGTAAATTATAAATGTTTATACACAGATATTCCGGGTCCATGGATACAGCATCGTATTGAGTCAATCTGGGCAGCGCATATAGATCAAGAATGTCATTCTATTTCTAATCAAATTCCTTTACCTGCTCTTGATAACACTGTAGAATTTACGCAAACAAATGTAAATTTTTATCTTGATAGTTATGTTGGTATAATTACAGATACTTATTTTAATACAGGGGTATTTTTTAGCGAAAAAGTGTTTAATGCAATGAATTATCAACAGTTATTTTTTTACATAGGGCATCAAGGAAGTTTAAAATATTTAAAGTCTCAAGGTTATGAAATTTTTGATAATGTCATTGACACAAGCTATGATGACATTCAAGAACCAGGCGCAAGACTAGTTGCGGCTAGGAAAAGCCTAATAAATTTTTTAACTCAGCCAATAGAAAAAATTAGAGATGCTTATAATAACAATATAGATGCTATTAAACACAACAAACAACTAGTACAAAAACAGAGACCTGATATACAATTGACAAATGTATTACAAAAATATTTAAATGAACATTGAACATCCTATACAAATATTAGTGAGACGTCGTGCTGCCCTTGGCGATGTTATAATGAGCACCGGTGTAGTACGCGAACTTAAAAAGAAATACAATTGCATGATTGACATAGCAACAGAATTTCCTAACGTTTATGATAATAATCCGCATGTGAGATCAATATGGCACACATCAACAATGCCTGATCCTTCAACTTATGATTTATACATAAATCTAGATGATGCCTATGAATCTAATCCGCTGAATCATTATCTAGATAGCTATTTTTATCGGGCATTTGGAACGGCAACTGTTGATAACAAAGAACCGGAACTGTTTACAAATAATGATGATACAGCTATTTTAAATCTATTTTTACAAGACAATAAAATAGACGATTATATTGTGGTGCATATTAGACAATGGCACTGGCCTTTAAAAAATATTAGTTGGAATACGTGGTATACAATATTTGAAAAATTATTCACTGCTAGAACAGATTTCAAAATTGTGTGCGTGGGTACTGCACAAGATGGATTTGTAGAACATCCATTATTCGTTGATGCTAGGGATATCTTCAGTATACAACAACAAAAAATATTAATGGATCATGCCAAGTGTTTTGTTGGGATTGACTCAGGACCATATCATATTGCTTCGGTGAGTAAAACTCACATGATAAGTTTGCACACTCATTTGCTTCCTGATCGTATTGCACCTAGAAACAAATTGGTTACAACTATATTGTCAAAGGTTGATTGCGTAGGATGCAACGACAATCAACAGCGACCTGTTAGACAGGTCGTTTGTAAACATGGCGATTATCGCTGCAAAGACAGTTTTGATGCAGAACGCATTGCCAACAACATTTTAGAAATACTATGATATATAGACACTCAGGAACATTTGGCGATTTAATTTACAGCCTAAGTGTAGTTAAAAAAATGGGCGGCGGTACATTTGCTGTGCATCTTGAAAATATAGAAAAGTGCGTGGCTCAGTATGGATATAGACCCGATGAAGTAGATCCTGCACATAAGGGCAGATTAAAAATTAGAGATTTTGATTTGTTGAGACCTTTGTTAGCCAGACAAAGCTATATTGACCAAGTGACAGTTTGGTTGGGTGATCACGATGTGGATCTAGATCGATTCCGTGGTGTGTTGTTCAGAGGATTTGAAGGCAATTATGTAGAAGCATACTATCGAACATTTAATTTGCCATTTACTACAGATGTTTACAATGAAACTTGGTTGGAAGCAGATGCAAAACGAGTAGCACCTGTTGTGATCAACAGAACATTTAGATACCGTTGCCCTGCAGGCACCGGCACATGGCAAAGTCTGCTAGAGCAGGCCAATATCACACAGAACGGTGTGTTTGTTGGTAATAAAGACGAGCACGAAGATTTTGAGAAAAGCACAGGATTCAGTGTACAATATTATGCTGTGCAAAACTTTAAAGAATTAGCTGATGTGATTGCAGGTGCAGATTTGTTTATGGGCAATCAAAGTGCTGCATTTAGTATTGCAATGGGACTTGGTAAAAGTTCTGTACTAGAAACAATTAAAATTAAACCGTTAGCAAACAATGAGTGCTATTTCCCAAGACCCAACTGCCAATACTTCTAAAGTGCGAATACTTTTGATTGGCGATAATGGAGTTGATCAATATCAATACGGCACTGTGACCAGAATCAGTCCCGAAGCGCCTGTGCCTGTGGTCAATTACACGCATACGATTGTTAAACCTGGAATGGCCGCAAATGTCAAAGACAATTTAGAAACACTAGGGTGCGAAGTTGAATTCGTACACGGGATCAAAACAAGTATCAAGACTAGAATAATAGATTCAAGAACCAAACAACATCTAGTAAGGATAGATCAAGATGCACCTAGTCGTGCCGTAAAAATTGACTATAACAACATAGAGCAGTATAATTGTATTATTGTAAGTGACTACAACAAAGGATCAGTGGAGTATGAAACGATTGAAAATCTTCGCAAGAATTACTCGGGTCCAATATTTGTTGATACGAAGAAAAGCGACTTGGCCCGCTTCGAAGGCTGTTTCGTTAAAATCAATCAGGTGGAATTTGAAGCGGCTAAAACATATCCTACTGATCTTATTGTTACCCTTGGGCGAGACGGTGTACGATATAAAGAACACAAGTTTTCTACTCCACAAGTAGAGGCGTTTGATGTATGCGGGGCAGGTGATACTTTCTTGTCTGCTCTCGCATACAACTACGTTTTATCACAAGATATTACAACTGCGATTCAATTTGCAACTCGAGCAGCCAGTGTCACAGTACAACACATTGGTGTGTATAGCCCAACATTAGAAGAAATAGAACAGTCATGACTAGATTAACAGGACAAGTTGAAAAAGGGTGGGGATCAGAATTGATCTGGGCCACCAACGATCAATATTGTGGCAAGATGATGAATTTCAATCAAGGCGCACGATTTAGTATGCATTTTCATCGCGAGAAAGATGAAACTTGGTATGTGCTTGGTGGCAAATTTATTGTTAAATGGATTGATACTAAAAGTGCAACACAGTACGAACAAGAATTAAAACAAGGGGATACTTGGCACAATCCACCTTGTATGCCGCATCAGCTAATTTGCATAGAACAAGGTACTGTAATAGAAGTTTCCACACCAGATTCAGTAGAGGACAATTATCGTGTACAGCCCGGGGATAGCCAGAAGAGTATTAGTTAACGGTACTTTTGATATATTGCATCGTGGGCATATTGAGATGCTAAACTTTGCACGAAGTCAAGGTACTTATTTGTTAGTGGCAATTGACAGTGATCGTCAAGTCAAGGAACTAAAAGGCCAATCAAGACCAATCAACAATCAAGAAGATCGTAAGTTTGCATTAGATAATTTACAAGCTGTTGATGCTGTTTGGATTTTTGACACACAAGCAGAATTAGAACACATTTGTAAAGTGTATCGACCAGATTTAATGGTAAAAGGCAGTGATTATCTTGGTAAAAAAATTACCGGGTCGCAGTATTGTGGCAATATTAAATACTATCCGTTAGTACAAAACTATTCGACAAGTAAAATAATTGAAAATATTAATAACCGGAAGTAGAGGCTTTATTGGAAGCCATGCTGTAAGTTTTTGGCACAAGATTGGTGGCCATGAAATTTATACCTATGAGTGGGACGAGCGCACATTACCGCGCATCGACGGCCTAGATTGGGTGTTTCATTTTGGTGCCATTAGTAGTACTACAGAACGAGATGTTGCACGAGTAATACGACAAAATTACGACTTTAGCATTTGGTTGTATGAGGAATGTAGAAAACATGATGTCAATCTTCAATGGTCGAGTTCTGCGAGCGTGTATGGCCTTGGTAGCGTTTTCACAGAGTCCGCCCCCGTGGATCCCAGGAGTCCCTATGCGTGGTCAAAATATCTATTCGAACATTACATTGACTGTAATCCGACGCATGTTCGGTGCCAGGGATTTAGGTACTTTAATGTCTATGGTGCAAACGAAATGCACAAAGGAAACCAAGCCAGCCCACACTATCAGTTTGCTGTTCAAGCTCAGTCCACTGGTGTTATAAAAGTGTTTGAAGGCAGTGAGCATTTCCGTAGAGATTTTGTTCCTGTTGAACATGTTTTATCAGTGCAGCATCAATTCATCAAACAAGCGGTAGACAAAAATGGTATTTGGAATATAGGCACAGGCACCACTAGATCTTTTATGGATATCGCTAGAGAAAAAGCCAATCAATACGGTGCACTGATTGAACAAATACCATTTCCAGAACATTTGAGTTACAGCTATCAACGCTACACTTGTGCAGACTTAACAAAATTGCAACAAACAATCCGTGTTTGACAAAAAACAACGGATCGTGTATAGTAGTTGACTATGAAATATTTTGCATACGGAATGAACACTAATTTAGCGGAAATGGCTCTCCGCTGTCCTACTGCTGTGAGTTTAGGTACTGCTTGGATTGATGATTACGAATTTGTGTTCCGTACTCACGCCGATATTCAAAAATCCCCAGGTAGCATTTGCTATGGAGTTCTATGGGATATTTCTAAACAAGATCTAAAGTCTTTAGATGCTCTAGAAGGCTATCCTTATTACTATACTAGATTTCGTGTGCGTGTAAACTTAGGCGATCATTTTGTGTATGCACTCACATACCAAATGAACGATCAAACCTACATTCAGGAGCCCGGCAGCGGCTATTTAGAAATGGTGCGTACTGGGTACAAGCAAAACGGTGTACCTACTAATCAAATTGACCATGCAATAAATATGGTATGCTCATCATTGATCGCGACGAATGCGGAGTCTCTGTTTACACAGTTACAAACGATCAAGGACTTTGTCTAATAAGAACCACAGACGGAGCCATTGCTGACTTTGTTGATAAAAACAGTCCGGGCATTGATCCAAAATTGCGTTTGACTGTGGGCGGAGATCCTGGCACTAGAGTAAAGAACGCTCCAATCTGGGTGCATGTAAGAAGATTCTCTAAATAACCTAACTAATAAAAAGTTTGACATCCGCAGTTTTATAATATATATTGACTAGAGCTGGACAGAGTCCAGTCCATTCAAGGAGGCAATATGGCTGGACGGAATTTTTTATTTGTGCCTGGACCCACTAATGTTCCAGATCGAGTTCAACGGGCTATGATTGTGTCAATGGAAGATCATAGAAGCCCTAACTTTCCAGAAATTACTACTCAAATAACTGCTGGACTAAAACGAGTATTCAAGACTGAATCAGGAACGCCTTTTGTGTTTCCCAGTTCAGGAACAGGCTGCTGGGAAGCAGCCGTTACTAACACACTGAGCCCAGGGGACCGAGTGCTGGCCGCACGATTTGGCCAGTTTAGTCACCTCTGGATTGAAATGTGTACTAAATTAGGCTTAGATGTTGAAGTTGTAGATTGTGAATGGGGCACTGGTGTTCCTATCAATAAATTTTTTGAAATACTTGATAACGATGTAGATCATAAAATCAAGGCGGTTCTAGCCTGTCACAATGAAACTGCCACAGGTGTAACATCCGATATCGCCGCACTAAGAAAGGCCATGGATGCTGCCGCTCACCCTGCGTTATTGTTTGTTGATTGTGTATCAAGTCTGGCGTCGATCGATCTAAGATTTGATGAATGGAAGATTGACATGGCAGTGTCGGGATCACAAAAAGGTCTCATGTTGCCCGCTGGTTTGGGTATCTTGTGTGCCAGTCCTCGGGCATTGGAACTACGCCATGCTGCCCGACTCAAACGAGCATATTTTGATTTAAACGACATGCTCAATAGTAATGCCACAGGATACTATCCTTATACCCCGGCACTCAGTTTATTATATGGCTTGATTGAATCACTCAAGATGATTGACGAAGAAGGCTTAGACAACATTATCCGTCGACATCATTATCTGGCCAGCGGTGTTAGAGCCGCGGTGCAACAGGGTTGGGGACTAGAATTGTGCGCTCAAGATCCCAAATGGTATTCGAATACTGTAAGTGCTATCATGGTACCTGAAGGAGTGAATGGTGCAGATGTTATCCGCAGAGCATACACTAGATATAATTTGTCGCTAGGTGCCGGACTATCAAAGGTTGCTGGTAAATTGTTCCGTATTGGTCATTTGGGTGACATGAACGAAGTACACCTAATGGCGGCCATTGCCGGAGCCGAAATGGCCATGCTAGACTGCGGCATCAATGTCGAACCGGGAAGTGGTGTGGCAGCAGCCAGTGAATATTGGCGCAATGCCTCGTTGCTCTAATCAACTGATCATTATATAATTAATCATGAAAAAACAAACCGTAACTATGACTCCTGAAGGCGGCCGTTGGTGGCGTATGCGTATCACCCATTGGACCGTGCTTGCTTTGTTGTTTCCACCTATTTTTATTATGCTCTGTATATTTTTACTAAATCCGCTTTGGTTTAGGGACGATTTGCTTATTTGGTTTGAAAACCGTATCAACACGTTTAGCGTATGGCGTAATAGATTGCTATACCGGATTTATTTAGGCGCAGATCCAGAAATTTGGCATGCGTTAAAAGATTAACAACTGTTACAAAGATAACAACTGTTGCAAAAGTAACAACTTTTGTTGCAAAAAAGTAACAGTTGACCCAAATGGCCCATTTTGCTATAATATTGGTATAGTAACTAATAAGGAGCGTACCAAATGAAAGCACTAAAATTCTTTGATTTAGAAGAAGTGTGCCAAGAAGTTTCGGGCCCAGCAGTAAAAAAACTTAACAAATCGTTAGTACTAGATGGCGCCTACGGTTGCCAGCATGCCATAGAAGGCATCCTAGAGAATGCCAAATTGGATAGCAATGACGAAGATTTGTGGCAGGCTTGTGAAGCGGGTATTGTTGCTACCTTACAATCCGTAAATGCTGTGATGAAGAATCTTGGCATTGACTTTGAGATTGTAGAAGTGGATCTTGTAGAGTATACAGCCTGGATGATGGTTGTTAAAGGCCAAACACCTAAGTTGCTAATCAAACAACTGAAACAGGCCGCTTGACCAAAAAGACCCATTTTGCTATAATATTAGTATAGTAAACAAACAACCAAAGGAGCAACAAATGGCAGCACACAAAGACATGCAGGGCCGGACACTACGGGTAGGCGATACCGTAGCCTATGTGAGTTATCACAATGGCAACAGCCTAGTGATAGGTCGGGTTCAGGATCTCAAAAAGGTCCGTGCTGAAGTAGTAACCCCGAGTAATGGGTGGCTAGGCGGCGATACTGTAGAGACTATTCGCTCGGATCAGCTGATCAAGTTGGCCGCAGCAAAGGCACCAAAGCCCAAGAGTGCCAAAATCTTTGCCTTTCCTAAACATACTGCTTGACAGTAATACTTGAATTTGCTATAATAAGTGAATAATAACAATACAACTTTAAACCGTAAAGGAGCTGTTATGAGTTTCGTAAGAATCAAATCCGGTGCATATCGCACCACTGATGTATCCGGTCGTGTATTCCAACTTGTAGAACAGTACAAGGCCGGTGCCAAAGGCGGTTATGTAACAGTCAAGAACGGTGGCCAATTCCCTGGCTTCCCGGAAGACATCCGTGTCAAAGTCAATGCTATGAGTGATTACGAATTTGTAGGTGCCGACGAGTTTGATGGCCAGATGGTTGATATGGATACCGATGTTGCGGCTGTAGTGAATGACAGCAAAACAGATGAAGAACGTATGGCTGAGATTGCTGAGCGTTTTGAGATCCTGCATGAAATGACCAAGGCTGCTACCAACGGTGACATCCGTGCCATGATTGTGTCGGGTCCTCCGGGTGTGGGCAAGAGCTTTGGTGTAGAACTTGAGATTGAAAAAGCTACTCTGTTGGACCAGATTGCAGGTCGTCGACTGCGAGCCGAAGTGGTTAAAGGTTCGGCTACTGCAATTGGCCTGTACCAGGCCTTGTACAAGTATTCGGATCCCAACTGCGTAATTGTGTTTGATGACTGCGACAGTATCCTATTAGATGATGTGTGTCTAAACTTGCTCAAGGGTGCGCTGGACTCAGGCAAGAAGCGCAAGATTTCGTGGCTAAGTGACAGCCGTATCCTTCGCAGTGAAGGCATACCCGACAGCTTTGAGTTCAAAGGAAGTGTAATCTTTATTACTAACTTAAAGTTTGACAAGATGAAGAGCCAGAAATTGCGTGACCACTTGGATGCACTGCAATCACGCTGCCACTACTTGGACTTGACCCTGGATACCATGCGTGACAAAGTGCTGCGTATTAAACAGATTGCACGTAGCGGCGAACTGTTTGCGGACCTTGAGTTGAGCGAAGTGGCACAGGACGAGATTATCTCGTTTATGGATGAGAACAAGAACCGACTGCGCGAGATGAGCTTGCGTATGGCAATCAAGATTGGACAGCTATACAAGAGCTTCCCTACCAAGTGGATAGCATTGGCTCAAAGCACTTGTATGAAAAGTGCATAAGTTTTAGAACCATGCGTTTTTGTTAGCTCCTTTTACGTTTTGGTTCAAAGCCCACTTAGGTGGGCTTTTTTTTGACTATTTTTTATTTTGTGCTACAATACACGTATGAAAAAATACACTTACGTCGAGGATTATTTAGAAGTTATAAACGGCGATCGTGATCCAATAACAGGGAGGATACACGGATTGTTTGATAGTACGCCGCCAATTATTAGCTTGGCACGATATGATGTTCAAGTGTTGGACAGTATGAGTGCTGCCACACAAAGCGGAAAAGCATTGACTGATAAACAAGCCGAATTAGCTGTAAAAATAATTTTAAAATATCGTAAGCAATTGGAGAAATTAGAAATTGATATTGGCCCAATTGATAGTCCTCAGTTTAGACTTGGCATAAGGCAAGTTGATCGCCGCAGGATGCTTTATATTGATAATGATAACATTGTTATAAAGTTTCCTTACGAAACAAAACTAATTGATGATTTAAGAGATCTATCTAAAATGAGTCAAGGCACTTGGAAGTTTGATTCTAAAGAAAAAGTATGGCGGTTGGGTTTGACAGAAACTAATGTTATAGCAGCCAACGGGTTTGCTAAAAATCATAACTTTGAAATACAAGATGAATTCAATGACCTTGTGCAGACTGTGATCCACTGCGAAAAAAATCCTTACGAAATCAAATTAATTAAAAACAATGACAAACTACAAATACAAAATGCTGCCAACAGTTTAGTTCAAGCAATTGAAAATCATTGCGGGTTTGATACTAGCAATATTGAATTGTTAGTTGATAATGCTCCAATCTATGGTTATTCCGTAGAAGACTCAATACTAGCACAGATTTTAACTGTTTACTCGCCAAGAATTTGCAATTTAATGACAGCGCAAGAGTCCAAATTTAAACCTGACAGCGACCAAACTGTTTATCAAGACCTTATACGCTATGCAAAAATCACTGGACGTTTTCCTATCTATGTATACGAGCCCGACATGAGCGATCGTTTGTATAAAAATTTTGTAAGTAAATATTTTGATACTGCTGATGTGCACCGGGTGCAACAATTGAAAAAAGAACCTGTCACTGTTGATAAAAAAGTCATTTACTTTAACAAGTATTCAGCACAATGGGATCAAGCAATACTGTTACTAATAAGTGGCCAAGGTATGATGCATGGAGGAGAAAAAAGTTTGATGTTACAACAAGCCGAAAAGATTGTATATTTTGCAACAGAAGTTTATAATAACAAAAACATTAGAAGAAACTGATGCAAGCCAAACTAATAATACGCGACGAAGTAAATGTAAAAATTGAAGGACTTGAACTTGGCACACGCACCGCCTTGGTCAAAAAGTACAAGTACGAAATACCTGGTGCCCGCTATCAGCCCAGTGTTCGACTTGGTCGGTGGGACGGAAAAGTGGCTTTTTTTAATCTTGGAGGCACAACTTATATCAACTTGCTACCTGAAATACTTCCGTATTTAGACGAGCAAGGGTACGACATTGAAATACAAGATACTAGAGAATATCGTACTACATTTGATTTTGCCCCAGTCGACGAAAACACCTATCAACACAAAACATGGCCTCGTGGTCATCCCAGGGCCGGCGAACCAATAGTACTTAGAGACTACCAACCAGAGATTATCAATAGATTTTTATCTAATCCACAATGTGTTCAAGAAGTAGCCACAGGTGCAGGTAAAACAATTATTACTGCTGCGCTAGCAGATGCGGTAAGCAAATACGGACGCACTATTGTAATTGTGCCTAACAAAAGTCTAGTTACACAAACAGAAGATGATTTTGTAAATTTAGAATTAGATACAGGTGTGTACTTTGGTGATCGTAAAGAATACAATCGTACACACACCATATGCACGTGGCAGAGCCTAAACAACTTGTTAAAGAACACCAAGAACGCCGAAGCCGAAATCACCATTGGTGAGTTCTTGGAAGGAGTTGTAGCTGTAATTGTTGATGAAACACATCAAGCCAAAGCAGATGCACTAAAAACTCTACTAAGCGGACCTTTTGCACAAGTGCCGATCCGCTGGGGACTAACTGGTACCATACCCAAGGAAGACTACGCTAGACAAAGTATCAACTGTATGATTGGACCAGTTGTAGGTCAACTGAGCGCCAGTGAATTACAAGAAGCCGGGCACCTAGCACAGTGCCATGTGAATGTGGTGCAGTTGGCTGACCATAAAGAATATACAAATTATCAAAGCGAATTAAAATATCTAATAGAAACAAGTGAAAGACTGGACTACATTGCTAGATTGATAAGTACTATTGTTGATTCGGGCAATACACTTATACTGGTAGATAGAATTAGTGCAGGACGAGCATTAGCTGCACGATTACCAGGTAGCGTGTTTGTTTCCGGGGCAACCAAAGCCGGAGAACGTAAAGAGCACTATGACGAAGTGGCAGAAGCGTCAGACAAAATTATCATTGCTACTTACGGCGTGGCTGCTGTTGGCATCAATATTCCCCGCATTTTTAATCTTGTTCTCCTTGAGCCTGGCAAATCTTTTGTACGTGTTATTCAAAGTATCGGGCGCGGCATTCGTCGTGCAGAAGATAAAGACTTTGTACAAATCTGGGACATTACCAGCACCTGTAAGTTTGCAAAAAGACATCTAACAAAAAGAAAAGCTTTCTACAAAGAAGCCAATTATCCGTTTACGGTTGAAAAGGCCGAATGGCAATGAGTTTCCAAATTGAAGATAGAGGTAATGGAGTTAAATGGGTACAAATTGATAGTCCTAGAATAAAAGACATGGCCAAATGGTGTCGTGAAACCGGATGCGGTAAACAAGTAAACTTTAAACAAATTAGCTTTCGCTGCGAATCAGAACTAACAATGTTTTTAATAAAATGGCAGGCCAATAATGTCAAGTAAAACATTTGTGTGTGGAGATAGTTTTATGTCTCCGGATCCTCGAGCACCAGGTCGCCATTTCAGTGAGATAATAGGAGCAACAAGTCTGGCAAAACCTGGTTGCAGTAATACAGATATATGTTTCCAAATTGAACGAGCAATTGCTCTTGAAGCAGATAGAGTAATAATTGCAACAACAGATTGTGCAAGGATAGAATTAAGACTAACAAGCACAAGTCTTGCGTCAATAGACCTAGATAGTTTTAGAAATGGACAGTATGCAAGTGACACTATACCCACATTCATTGGCGAAGAGCCAGACTTAAAACACAAGTATTCTTTGTCAACAACTAGACGTCTAGCAGTTAAACAGTATTTTACAGAAATATTTGACCCTGCATTGAAAAGTATTACAGATCGTTGGAACTTAGAATATTTTTTACTACAGTTAGAAAAAAAACAAATCAACTATACTGTACTAGACAGAAATTTTGTAATTTACAAATACGCAGAACAATATCCCAATGAACCATATGTGTTTCACACGGATTTTTTAACACAAGAACAAGCAGCAATTTTACTTTTACAACAATGAGAATACTTACATTAGAAAACACAGCATATGAACTAAACGAAGTGCCTGACGAAATCGAGGATTTGAGATTCGCTGTATTAGATAATAGCGATCCTAGAACCCCTGATTATTTTTATATACCTCTCATATTTTTAGAAAGTTTTAATAGTCCTGCACTAGTATTAAAAATAGGAGACAACATAGTTAAAATGCCAGTAGATTGGCATGTGCTCATTGGAGAACCAGATCTAGGCGACTTAGAGGTAGTGCCATTGACCAGTATCAACGATCGCGGATTTAGTGTATTTTGCTTTAATCCTGTAAGCAGCTTCAAACCAGAGTTTGCCAAAATTGAAATAGTTGATATCTATCAAGATGTAAAATGGTATTTCCCCAAACTCAAACCTGGACAATTGCTAGCAGTCCCGTTGGAGACTGGTGTTGAAAAACCCTTGTGTGCCTACTTTGTTAAAGACATTTCAAGACAAAGCGAGGTAGTTGACTATTCAAAATGTTGGTGATGCAATGAGTCAGCTTGAACCCGGTGCAAGTTACGTTTATGAACGAGTGGATGGTGTAACTTATGCTCGTAAGTTAGGAGATCCACCAGACAAAAGATTTGAGATAGGCAGAGATTACGATCCTAGAACTAGTGACGGTAGACCGTTGCACGACCATTTAATGGATTCAAAACTTTGGGGAGAAATTCATCGTGCAGCTAAAACAAATCCTGCTTTACAAGATGCACTAGATCGTGTTAAACTAATTCATGCACTAAGTAAACAAGATGACAACGTGCCACATCATCCAGTATGACAGATAAACTAAACATAACAAATGAAATGCGAGTGTTTGATTCAAAGGATCGAACGTTTTATCGTGAACTCACTGAAGAAGAACGCCGAAAGTTCAGCACGTTCCTAATGATAAGATGGGGATCAAGTGTACAAGGCTCAACAGAACTACAACAGTACTATCTACTTGCTTGCAACGAAAATCTAAACAAACACTTTTTTGAACTGAGTCGACACCCTGAATTGCAGTGGTTGTTGGCTACCACAGTTAGTCCGGGCATGGGCACTTTTAGGCACAACTGGATAAAACAAAAAAAACGTGAAGGCAGTAATAATAAAGCAGTAAAATTTTTAAGACAAATTTATCCAACACTTAGTGAAGACGAATTAGAATTATTGGCATCAATCAATGATACAGCAGATCTTAAACAGTTGGCAAGAGAACATGGTTGGGATGACAAGCGAATCAAGTCAGAACTATAAATGTAAATATTGTGAAAAACTGTTTCGCAAAGAATCAACTCTTGCAGCACATCTGTGCGAGCAAAAGCGCAGATGGCAACAAGAAACTGAAACAGGAGTACAATTTGGACTTAGAGCATATCTACAATTTTATGAATCTACACAAGGTAGTGCTCAACTTAAAAGTTATGAAAATTTTGTAACCAGCCCGTATTACAACGCTTTTGTCAAGTTTGGTAGACACATGGTTGATATTCGCTGCATCAATAACACCAGTTTTACTGCTTGGTTATTAAAAAACAATAAAAAACTAGATTATTGGTGTAAAGACAGTTTTTATGAGGAATGGTTGTATGAATATATTAAAAAGGAAGCAGTGCAAGACGCACTTGAACGAGCACTCAAGGAAATGGAGAAATACGCCGGGGGAGATAGTGGTCTTGCTAGCTTCAGCCATTATTTTAAGTACGGCAATCGTAATAGGATTTGTCATCACATTACCAGTGGTCGTATTAGCCCTTGGGTTATCTATAATTGTGCTAGTGGCATTGAATTTCTTGAGTCTATTACTGAAGAACATTTGGCCATTATTCTTCCTTGGATTGATCCTGATTATTGGAATCGTCGGTTTCGGGACTATGTAGCTGATGCAGAATGGTGCAAACTGGTGTTAAAGGAAGCAGGGCTTTGAAATTTAAATCAGACATTGACATTGACGTAGCTGATAGAGATCAGGCATTGGCCTGTGTAAAACACACAGCAGCATCTATCATGCGTGATGGAAAAGTTACAAAACACAACACGGGTGTATATTTCACGTGTATCCCTGTAGACCCTGTTACAGGTCGTTCCAGTCTGAACTACGAAGAAGCTGAAGATCGTGGTTATATCAAAGTAGACGTTCTCAATGTGGGACTGTATCAACAGGTGCAAAGTGATCAACATCTGCAACAACTAATGGTGCAAGAACCCGAGTGGGACAAATTATATGATCCAGAATTTTGTTCACAGTTGATACATATAGGCGCACATTATGATACACTTATTCGCATGCCCGAAGCAGTGAATAGTATACCAAGATTAGCAATGTTTTTGGCGGTTATCCGACCTGCCAAACGACACTTGATTGGTCAGACATGGCAAAAAGTAGCAGAGTCTGTTTGGCAAAAACCAACAGATGATAGCTACTATTTTAAAAAAGCACATGCAGTGGGATACGCACATCTAGTAGCAGTAAACATGAATTTGCTTAGCCAAGCTTCCGAACAAGAGTAATTGATCTTCTTTTGCTACGTTTTGCAGCAATTTCTTTCAAGCTCACCTGTGGTCCAAACTTGATTTCCACATCCTTGCTGTTCATTGTTTTAACCACAGTCCTAAACGGTGTCCATTCTGACTTCAAGAACACATTGATAGGAATCAACCTATTACTTTCCCACCACCACGTCTCTGCCAGCTCCAAAAACTGTTGTTTTTGTTCCAGTGTACGTAAAGCACCGTAGTCGTAAATGGTTGTAATCACTTCATCTAGGTTTTGTATCACACCAATGTATTCGTTGCCGCCATATACAAGGTAAGTTAGAAACGGGTATTTTTTAAGTAACTGCTGGTAATTGGGTTCATCCATTTTTAAATAAATACAAGATAATGCAAATTCTAGCTTATTTATATCCGAATACAGTCACGGTCCAATTATGGGATCTCAGTATTTTCACACCAAGGAACAGAGTCGTGTACAGTCGCCCTATCAAAATTTACCAAGGTATTGACAACACCCTACAAGTTGTCACATTAAACCAAGATCAAAAACCAATAGATCTAACTGGTTACAGTTTAGAAGCTGAAATTCAAGATCCATTAAATGAAATTACAGCATACAGTTATGCAGTAACGTTCACAGATCAGGCCAAAGGACGCGGCACTTTTACTGTACAACAAGCAGATGTAAACAGTTTAGATCAAAGATTCTACAAACTGACACTGAAAGCAGTGGAAACAGCTACAGGCAATGAGCGTGTGATTTATGTGGATGCCAACTGGACTGCACCATTGGATCTAGAAGTGTTACCGGCTTATTACGCCGACACCAGCCCGGCGCCTAACTTGAATGAGGTCGTTATCGACAGTGGACTATTACCATGACAGCAAATGTAAATGTAACAAAACTATTATTCAAACGCGGTAACACTGTTCAAAATGCCAATTATACCGGTATCAATGGCGAAATCACTGTGGACACACAGGCCAAAACCTTACGCATACACGATGGTGTAACAGCAGGCGGTAATGTGATCACAGCCGGTGGCGTAGTAGGTTCTTATAGTAACACCAATGCAGCAGCATACATTCCCACAGATCCTACTATAACAAGTTTACAAAGTAATGCAGCAACACAAGCTGTGGCAATCAACACAGTGAATGCCAACATTGGGGCATTTCAAACCTACGCAAATATAACATTGAGTACAGTAGCAAATGCTGCTAGCCAAGAAACACAAATCAATCTTATAAATGCAAATGTTACGGCGGCCAATGCGATTATTAGCAATTTACAAAGCAATGCTGGTGCACAGGCAACCAGCATAAATTCTATCAATGCCAATTTGGGATCATTCCAGACCTATGCCAACGCAACTTTTGGTACAAGCAATTATGGTAACACTAATGTAGCTGCCTACCTTGGAGCGTTTGATGGTAACATTTTACCTAGCGCCAATGTGACATACAGCCTAGGCAGTGAAACCAGACAGTGGAAAGACCTGTGGGTCAGCAATAACACTATTTACATTGGTAATACACCTATTAGAGTAGATGGTACCACGCTTTTAATAAACGGCGCTCCTGTGTCGGGTGGCACATACAGCAATACCAATGTGGCAGCATATCTACTTGGTAATATAACTACAGGAAACATCAAGTCAGGAAATCTTGCTGCCACTGGTAACATTGTGACCAATGTTAGGCATTGGGATTCAGCTGGTGCTAATCTTTATGTATGGTTTAATGCCGCAAGCACTCCAGAATTGGTAACCCTGGGTAATTTTGGCAATATCGCAGGGTGGACTGTGAGTGTGAGTGACGGAAACAGCGCCACAGTAACAGCTACCAATCCTGCAGGATATTTCAGTATCAGTACCGATGTAGGACTAACAGGTTCTGGCAACTTGACATTTACCAGTCCTGGCTATCAAGGTGAAACACCTGCCCCGATGACCATAAGTTCCGGGTCGAACACCTGGACATTTGGCACAGATGGTAATCTAACATTACCAGGCGGCGGCGCCATTGACGGCTCTGATTACGATGTTGATATCACGGCAGGCAACGATGGGGTCGGTACATTTGGTCATATCAGTTTCACAGCAAATGGTCCCAATGGACTCAATTCATTCACTTATAACTCTCTTGGAGAAATAACTGTTGTCACTGCGGGTGCCAACGATGGTCTCATCAAATGGGTAGGTAATTCGTCAGGAGATGGCAATGGTTATACAACCATGGTCATGGTACCTGACACCACAAGAGAAGGCACCGATCAGTATATTATTATTGACCCCACAGGTGGAGAGCCCGGACACATACATATCCGTGCTGGCGGCACACAGGATTCAAGTGCAGCCGACCTATATTTAGGTGGTGAATTGACCGCAGTGCGAGTCAGTGACACTTCGGGTATAGTAACTGTTAGGACAACCAACATAGGTGATCCCAACATAACCATGGACTGGGCGTTCCAACCAGACGGTAATTTATACTTTCCTGGAATAGGAAACAATAGAATAGGTGAAAGCGAACCCGGGTTAGTTGTAACCAGTGACAATTCTGTAGTTTTACAATCTAATAATGGTGGTGTAAGCAACGAATGGACATTTGGCACTGATGGCAATCTCACTGTGCCAGGCAACATAAACTACGCCAATGGCGTTAGCATACTAAGTGGCATAGGTGGTGCAGTAAATGGTAACATTGTAGTGGGTGACAGTCAAATACAGTTTGTGGCCAACAGCTCAGGTGATGGCTACGGACTCAGCACAATCCGTTTGGTTCCTTATACCCCGGGTTATGACAGTGCAATTATTATCATTGATCCCACATATCCCAATCACATACACATGAGAGCCGGATTTGAACAGGACAATGCAGCGGCCAACTTGTTCCTGGGCGGCGAAGCCAGTCACTTCAATGTGGAAGAAGGTGCCAACCCAAATGTAAGTATAAGGTCCAACTACTACACATGGACATTTGCTACAGATGGTAACCTTACCATACCGGGCAATATAATCACCACTGGAAATTCTACCACAATCGGTACGGCCAATGCCAGTGTTGTTCTAAACAACAATTTGCAATCAGCCAGTTTGACAGTGCAGAAACACTACCAAGAATTTTATTCAAACGGTGATTACAACACCAGCGGTGATGGGGCTGACATGTTCTTTGCTAATGTGGGCGGCCAAGGTCAGTTGAACATACAAATCATATCTAATCAAGGAGTTTACCTAAGAGGTCTTCTCAATAGAATCTATACAAGATTTACTGATGGTGATGCATCATTCTATTACAACTACAGCAATGTCCGCTTTGTCGTGAATCCCAGTGTAGAAGCCATACAAGGCAATCTAGTAAGCATCACCAGAGATGCTGTTGATCCAGAAGAGTTTACTATAACACTAGATCAGTTACCTGTGCCTGATCCATTTACTGTATCCAACATAGACATCATATATGATTTTGTAAACACCATTGGCATGGATGCTTATGAGAATGCCTGGGGCATAGGATTAGATGATCAGAATCTCGTTTTTAGAACCGGTAGAGATATAACCCTATCGGCCACCGACGACATAGAAATCACTAGTGGTAGTAGTTTGCAATTGCGTTTGCACAAACGCGACGATCAATCTCCGGATAGTGGTGTACAGATATTCACCGTTGATGAGGGTACTGAAAAACCTTGGACCTTTAGCTTTGGTGGCGATTTATTCTTTCCGTCGGCTGGGGCAGAATTCAAAATTGGTACTATTGACAACAACCTGAGAATCAATACAGAAACCAATCTAAGAATCTACACAGACAGCCTGGGCGTAGGCCACATGTTTGAGTTCCAAAATAACGGAAATCTAACCATACCGGGCAACATCAACTATGCCAATGGTGTTAGCATACTAAGCGGTTTGGGTGGTGGCGGTGTAACCAGCAACATCTTGGTAGACACCAGTGCCATACAGTTTGTGGCCAGCAGTTCAGGTGATGGCAATGGCTATTCTACCATAAGAATAATTCCAGATACCAATCTAGAAGGTACGGATCAATATCTCATCATCGACCCTACAGTAATAAACCACATACACATCCGTGCTGGTGGCACACAAGACAACAGCAGTGCCGACCTGTTCCTGGGCGGAGAGAATAGTCATGTTTTAATTACTGCAGGATCTAACCCGCCGGTGTATATCCGAGCCAACACAGCCAGCTGGATGTTTGGTGTAGACAGCAGTTTAAGCATGCCAACTGGTGGCAATCTGTATTTTGACTCCAGTGCTACCAGTGTGATTGATGGCATGACCAGTATTAGATTTGCTGACACAACAACTCAAACCACAGCATGGACTGGTACAGTAAATTTTGGTAATACCATTGCTATTGGTTACAACACCGGAACAGTTTCACAAGGCGGCGGAGCTGTAGCTGTTGGATCTACCGCAGGTAATGTCAGCCAAGGAGTAGGAGCAGTTGCAGTGGGCGAAGCTGCAGGTACATCAAGTCAAGGCACAGAAGGCATTGCTATTGGTAAAACAGCTGGCGAACAAAGCCAAGGTGCTTATTCAATAGCCATTGGGTCGGCCGCCGCATACTATCAACAAAGAACCGGTGCAATTGCAATTGGTACCAGTGCTGGCGCATTACAACAGGGCAATCATGCTATAGCAATTGGCACTGGTGCTGGCAGCGCCCTTCAAGGCAACAACAGCATCATCCTGAACGCCACTGGTTCTGCACTTGAACAAACCACTGCTAACACATTCACAGTCAAACCCATACGTAATGCATCTGGTAGTAATGTTCTGTATTATGACAGTACCACCGGCGAGATAACCTACGATACAGCAGGTGCTGGTAGCTATGGCAATACCGAAGTTGCGGCATACTTACCCACCTACACAGGCAATGTTGGAGCCGCAAGAGTGCAAGTCACAAATGCAGTAGACTTTATGTATGGTGGCTTCCCTTACATGGGATGGCAGTTGTCTGGTAGCGACACTCTCAAACTGCGTACCAACATTGCATCCGGTGACTATACCAATGATGCTGTTATAGTTGACAGACAGAGTCTTGCAGTCAACGTTGTTGCCACACTGTCGGCTGGTAACATTATTACAACCAGCGGCGTATTCTGGTCAAACGGCACAGCTTACAGCACCGGCAGTGGCACATATGGTAATACGGAAGTGGCTGCCTACTTGCCAACCTACACAGGTAATATTGGTGCCGGTAATGTAAATGTCGCTAGCACAGTTTATGCAGCCAACATTGTTACATCAGGTACCAGTGGTAACATCTCGGGCGTGAATGTAATCAGTGCCAACACTTTTGTATTTGCAGCCAATGGTGTGAACATTCTTTCCGCAGCGGGTGGTGGCACATACGGTAACACAGAAGTTGCTGCCTACCTACTAACTTGGCCCAACATTGATTCGAACATACTAGACGCTACTTCGGCCAATATTACTACTCTAAGAGCAGCCAACTTTAACAGTGCCAATGCAGTTATCAGCGGCGGGTACATCAGTGCATTGACCAACGCCAGCATAACTACCGCTACTATAACAACATTAAACAGCACTGGCGGCAATGTCACAACATTACGAGTAAACAATTTTGGCACTGCCAACGCAGTAATTACTGGTGGATATATAAATTCACTGGCCAACTTGTCTGCTACTACTGCGGTGTTTACAAATTTTTCAACCGGCAATGCAGTTATAAATGGCGGGTACATCAGTTCATTGACCAACGCAAGTATAACAACATCTGTGGTCACAAACTTCAGTACTGCTAATGCAGTTATCACAGGAGGTTATGCATCAGGCTTAGCCAATGTAACAGCAACTGGCAATGTCACAGCCGGCAACTTGATTGGTTACGGTAGCAACACCAACATTGTTGCTGGTGCATACACAAGCACATTTGACAATGTGGGTAATGTGATATTGCCCAATGCCTATGTGTCAGGTAATACCACTGTGATGGGCATTGCGCCTGGCTATGCACCAAACAGACCTGCTTTCCGTGTTTACGGCAGCGGGGTCAATACCACACAAACAACAGGTAATGTAAACTTGAGAAACGAAGTATTGACAGTGGACTACAATCAAGGGAATTATTATAATAATACTACCGGTGTATTTACAGCACCAGTGGCCGGGTTGTACAATACTACACTTGTAGCTCGCGTTGCCAATAACAATGGTCTTAATCAAGTTGCCGTATTGAGAAACGGTAACAATATTGGGGCAAATGTGGTTTGCTTCTGGGAAACAGACACCAACGCAGGTGTAGCCACACACTTTGGAACCAGTGGCACCATACTATTAAATGCCGGAGAGTTCTTGAGTGCCAACATACTAGCAGGTAATATAAGTTTCGACGGTAACGATTCATGGACTGTGACATACCTAGGATAAGCAAATGATCATATCTGGTGCTACAATATCTGGTATAGACATCTACGATGAAAAGCCATTGTATGAATTTGTCACTTGGACATTTACCAATGGCAACAGCTTGGGTCGTACTGGTCCTACTGTTAGCAATTTAAGAATTCTGTACAACACAACAGGAAATACCTGGATCAATAACAATGACTATTTCAATGCAGTAAATGGTGTACAATATTGGACCGTGCCTAGAACAGGAACATATACTATCACTGCTCGTGGTGCTCAAGGTGCACCTGCCACTGCCACTGGCGGTGGTCGCGGCGCAGTTATGCGAGGCGATTTTTCGCTAAGGCAAGGACAAAAATTACAAATACTTGTGGGACAAGAAGGTCGTCCGCCTACTACTGCGGCCAGTTATGGTAACTCCAGTGCAGGTGGTGGTGGCTCATTTGTGGTGTTAAACAGCGGTGCGGTCTCTACAGTGGCCAACGTTGATTTGTTGTTGGCAGCAGGTGGTGGCGGTGGTACTGGTAATGTAATGCTTTCTAACAGTTCAGCTAATGCCAGTATTGGTCTAACAGGTAGAGGGGCCTGGCTCAGTGTAGCAGGTGGCACAGTGGGCATGGGTGGATCGTCGGGTAGTTCCACTGACAGTGGTGCTGGAGCTGGCTTCTGGGGTAACGGCGCAGGATCTACTGCGGGCGGTATAGCATACAGGTTTGGTGGTAATGGCGGTGTAGTCAATGCTAGTTATTCGCCCGTTGGTGGTGGCTTTGGCGGTGGCGGTAGTGTGAACCAAGGATTATATGCTAGATACTCTGGTGGCGGCGGTTATTCCGGTGGCGCAGCTTCTAATAGCGTTTCTGGAATAGCACCAAATGCCCCGGCCAATAACTGGCCTTATTTCGGCGGCGGCGGCGGCAGTTACAATATCGGCTCCAATCAGGTCAACCTGGGCAATGCATCAGGTAACTTTGGTAATGGTTCAGTTACAATAACTTTTTTAACGGCAGCATGACATGGCTATAACTATAGGCGGCGGGATACAAATTGGCGGCGGTATTGGTATAGATCTTACGCAGTCTATACCATTCGAAAATCCAACACAAAGCACAGGATCCGCAGTTTCTGTGGTAGCACAGAGTCCGTTTGCGGGCGGAGGCAACAGTTATCAATTCAGTAGTTCTACGAATAGTTGGATCAGCTTTCCTGCCAGCAATGACTGGGCAGTTGGCACAGGCGATTTTACTATAGAGTGGTTTGGTTATCAAACCAGTACCAGTCAATTCCAAAGAGTATTCAGTGTGGGTGATTTCCCCAATATTAAAATTGGAGTCAGTATAGAATCTTCGACATTCTACTATTGGGCAAACAACAGTTTCCGATATAGTTCTAGCAGTAGCACAGTGGTCAACACTTGGTACCATTGGGCAGTGGTTAGACAGGGTGGTACTACCTATGTTTATAGAGATGGCACATTACGTGGAAGCAGTTTTGCAGATACAAATAACATAACAGAAAATGCAATTGATTTGTATATTGGTAATACAAATACTCCTGCTACCAATGCAGCCTGGGTAGGATATATTACCAATTTCCGTTGGGTAAAAGGATTGGCAGTGTACACAGGCAACTTTACCAAACCCACATCTGCTTTGACAGCGACCGCTGCTGCTAATCCATATGGTGGTTCGAATACTGCTGCAATTGGATCGGGGTTTACAAAGTTATTGTTAGTGCCCTGATAACTAATAATAACAAGGAAACATTTTGTTTTATATTATTGTCACTCTCGTACTTACACACATTACTATTGCCTGTGTGACTCTTTATCTACATCGCAGTCAAGCTCATAGAGCAGTCAAGTTCCATCCTGTAATTGAACATTTTATGAGATTTTGGCTATGGTTCACTACAGGCATGGTTACTCGACAATGGGTAGCAGTGCATAGAAAACATCACAGATTTTGCGAAGAATCTGAGGATCCACACAGCCCGGTACATTATGGTATCGGTCGTGTGTTGTTTCGGGGAGCTTTGTTATATCATGCGGCAAGTAAAGATCAAGCGATGGTTGATACTTACGGCCGTGGTACTCCTGATGATTGGATTGAGCGCCATGTATACACGCCTCACAGTAGACTTGGCATTGGCCTTTGCCTTGTGCTCAATGTCATCGTCTTTGGCTGGGTGGGCGCCATAATATGGTTGGTGCAAATGCTGTGGATACCGTTCTGGGCAGCAGGAGTTATAAATGGCATAGGCCACTGGTGGGGCTACCGCAATGGTAGTACTCGAGATCAAAGCCGTAATATTGTGCCTTTTGGCATCATTATAGGCGGTGAAGAGTTACATAACAATCATCACTTAGATCCAGCTAGTCCTCGACTAAGTTCACGGTGGTGGGAATTTGATATTGGTTGGTTTTATATTCGAGTATTACAATCATTAAAGTTGGCTAAACTCAAAGTTTAGTATATAATAACAGGATGTTAGATTCTATTCAGCAACAGGTTTTGCAACTACTGCCTGCCCGTCGTAAAACGGGGCAGAATGGCTGGACATCATTTAATGCTCCCTGTTGCGTTCATAACGGTGAGACCGCAGATACTAGAGGCAGAGGTGGTGTAAAAACAAATGCAGGACAGATCTCGTTCCATTGCTTCAATTGTGGTTACAAAGCCAGCTTTATTCCTGGTAGACATCTAAGTTTTAAGTTTAGAAAACTGTTGGCATGGTTGGGTGCCGATGACTTAACTGTTCGTAGATTGGTAATTGACGCAGTTAGATTACGAGAATTGGTTGCACCCGAGGAATTAGCAAAAGTACCCGAAGAAGAAATTCAGTACGAAGCGAGATCGTTGCCCGAAGGTGCGGTGAGTTTTGATGAGTGGACAACCTATCTGGCCATGCAAGGAGATGATTATGTAGTACCAGATCGTGTGACAAGAGGGGTACACTATGTTAATAATAGACAAATAGATATAAACAAATACAAGTTCTTTTTGACAGACAATGAAGCATACAACTTACACCGAAGAATTATCGTACCATATTATTACAAAAATGAAATAGTAGGATACACAGCAAGAACATGGGAACCTGATGTCAAACCCAAGTATTGGTCAAGCCACCCAGCTGATTTTGTGTTCAATTTAGATAATCAAAAATCAGACAGTAAATTTGTCGTTGTATGTGAAGGACCATTTGATGCAATGAGCATTGATGGAGTTAGTGTCAGTGGTGCCGAAATATCAGATACTCAAGTAGATCAAATTGATAGATTACAACGAGAAGTTATCGTAGTTCCAGATACAGATCGTGCAGGCCGTAAATTAGTAGATCGTGCCATAGAAGCAGGTTGGACTGTAAGCTTTCCTGTATGGCAAGAGACTTGTAAAGACATCAATGATGCTGTTGTGAAATACGGTAAATTGTTTGTGCTCAAAAGCATATTGGCAGCAAAAGAAACTACGAGATTAAAAATTGAATTAAAGAAGAAAAAACTATATACAACATGAAAGATTATAATCTAGAAGTACAAAAATTGTTTTTAGAAATGATGTTGCAGGACGCAGAAACTTATGTGCGAGTGCAAAACATTTATAATGCAGAAAACTTTGATCGCAGTTTGCGAGAAGCAGCCCGCTTTATTAAAAAACACAGCGACGATTACAAAACATTACCTACCAGAGAACAGATACACGCCGCCACTGGTATCGAGTTACGAGAAGTGCCTGAATTAAAAGAAGGACATTACGATTGGTTCTTGCAAGAGTTTGAAAGTTTTAGTCGCAAGCAAGAACTAGAGCGAGCAATTCTTAAAGCAGCTGACATGATCGAACAAGGTGATTTTGATCCTGTAGAAAAACTAATTAAAGATGCTGTACAAATTAGTCTCACTAAAGACATGGGCACAGACTATTTTGCCGATCCGGCTGCTCGTATCAACAAGTACTTTAACAGTGGTGGGCAAGTAAGTACAGGCTGGCCCAGCCTTGACAAATTATTGTATGGTGGATTCAGCCGAGGTGAACTAAACATCTTTGCAGGCGGATCAGGATCTGGTAAAAGTTTGGTCATGATGAATATTGCTCTAAACTGGCTACAAACTGGATTGAACGGCGTTTACATCACATTAGAACTTAGTGAAGAATTGACCAGTTTACGTACTGATGCCATGTTGTCTAACATGAGTACAAAAGATATTCGCAAAGACATTGATACAACCACACTCAAGGTAAAGATGGTAGGCAAGAAAGCCGGAACCTATCAAGTAAAAGGCTTGCCTGCACAAAGCAATATCAATGACATACGTGCTTATCTTAAAGAATATCAAATACAAACTGGACGGCAAGTAGACTTTATCATGATTGATTACTTGGATCTATTGATGCCTGTTAGTGCCAAAGTTAGCCCCAATGACTTGTTTGTTAAAGACAAATACGTTAGCGAGGAACTGCGTAACCTGGCCAAGGAACTAGGGATGTTGATGGTAACAGCTTCGCAGTTGAATCGTAGTGCAGTAGAAGAAGTAGAATTTGACCACAGTCATATCAGTGGTGGTATTAGTAAGATTAATACAGCCGACAATGTGTTTGGTATTTTTACTTCCCGAGCCATGCGCGAGCGTGGACGCTATCAAATACAGTGTATGAAATCGCGTAGTAGTACAGGCGTAGGTATGAAAGTGGACCTAGAGTACAATATCGAAACCATGCGTATCACTGATCCAGGACCCGATGCACAAAGTGAAAATGGGGGAATGGGCTTTAAGACCAGCAGCCAGATCATGGATCAAATCAAGACATCTGCTACAACTAGTTCGCCCATGATTGCTGCCAAACCTAAACCTGGATTTGATATAGAAAAATCTGTTCAAGCAAACGTAGACAGCACAAGGCTAAAGCAGATGCTTGCTAGTTTAAAAACCAAAACAGATTAGTTTCATGTCTAATAATTTTTGTAGATTTTTATCAAATGGACGCTCTATTCAAATTGAGAATAAGGAATTAGTGGTCAAACCTTGTTGTTGGTATAAATCAACAGGAATAAAAATTGATGATAATTTTGGAAAAAATTTTTCAACTGTTTCATCAATTTTAACTTGGACCAATGGTTGCAAAGTTTGTTATGATCAAGAACAAATTGGTCAAAAAAGTTTTCGACAGTCAAGTTTTGATATTATTTCAGATGCCAATGATAATTCTGTCATAGCATTAGATATCAATATTGATAAAACTTGCAATGCAGCATGCGTCATGTGCGGACCAAATGAAAGCACTTATTGGTCAAAGCAGTTACTCAAACACAAAAAAATCAAAACAGATCTAGGGGTAAATGTAAACAGTTATATCAGTTTCATTCTAAAGAATTTTGATTTATCAAACTTGCGTAGAATAAAGTTTTTTGGCGGAGAACCATTACTAACAGACACTCATGTTCAGTTTTTAAAAGCAATTCCTTATCCAAACAATGTTGATATATGGTATACTTCAAATGCAAGTGTCATGCCCAATAATGAGACACTTGATATATGGAGCAAATTCCATTTGGTTTATTTTGAGTCCAGTATTGATGGTATTGGTGCACAATTTGATTACATAAGATGGCCATTAAAATGGAAAAAAGTAGAAACAAATTTATTACAATTAAAAGAAATATGTCCAGTAAATGTGTTATTTAGAATCAATCACACATTAAATCCATTTAATATATTTTATTATGACAGGTTAGAAAATTGGATCACAAACAATTTAATTACCAATAGACTGGGGGATGAAACCGAAGTGAATGTTCATCCATGTTGGGGCGCATGGGGACTAGAAAAAACTCCTGTGACATTAAGAAATGAAATCAAGAAAAAATATAAAAAACATTTAATAATTGATATGATTTCTTCTTTACCAGAAGACAATAGCAATTCAATTTTAGACTTTGTAACTACTTGGGATCCAATTAGACAAACTGATTGGAAAGCAATATTTCCTGAGATTGTAGACCATTTTCGCTAATAATTTTGTGCATATCGGGCATAAAATCCTTAATTGAAATTTTTTTAAGCTGGTCTTGGAACCTAATTTCTTGTGCAAATAACAGAAAATTTTTATCATCAATTGATGAATGAGGCCGTAGTAATGATCTAGCTGCGCTAGAAAAATTGTCTTTCACATGGTTAGGTAAAGAATTTATATTAAAATATGAAGGATAAGATACTAAGTTATGATTAAAGGAAAGGCCTTCTTTATTAAACCATTCAATTGTTTCCTCATAATATAGTAAGTTCAAATTACTTATGGTGTAGCTCACACTTATGTCAATTCTGTTTTTCCTAAAAATATCAATATTTTTTAGTAAAGTTTCCCATTTTAGTGGAAATCTAATATATTCAAATTTTTCTTTGATTCCATCTATACTAATACAAATGTTTAAATTTTTGAAACTTTTCAGTGTATCAATTTGATTATCAGTTAGATGCACAGATCCATTGGTATTCAAAGACACAAAGCAGTCTGAATTTCCTTTAGATAGCAAATTTTGTAAAATGCCAAAGTTTCTTTTTTCGTATAAAGGTTCTCCACCCACAAATGTCAACATTTTTATGTTGGAATAATCTAATCGGTCAAATGGTGTGTTGGTGATTTTTAATTTTTTATTTTGTGCATTTGTTAGCGATGCCCATGCTGAACTATGATTTGAGTTGCAGGTTGCACAAGTAGCGTTACATAAATTTGAAGTATATAATTTTACAATTTGCGTTGAATAATTACCTTTTTTGCAGTCTTGTTGAATTACTTTGATATCTTTATTGGCGTAAAAATCAAAAGCTTCGTTTTTAAGTTGTCGATCACTTTTTTTACCTCGCTCTTCTATATTCCAACAAACACTACATTCAACAGGTCTAATCCCATTGAGCATTTGCTGTTTAATATTTTCAACATTAAAAGGGTTTTTTATCAAACAACAAGGGCTTGTTTTATTAGAATTTTGTGAAACTTCCAACCCATAAAAAGGTAATACGCAAAAACTGTCCATATTTTATTTAACTTGAATTTTTTGACATTTACATTTATAATATTGTAATAAATATCTAATAATGGAGTAGATTTTGCAAAAACGTACTCGTAGTATTCTTGATGAACTAGCCCATATGCCTGTCAATAAAGACAGGGAAAATCTTGTTGAAAGCCGTGCTGGACATGTGATACAAGGCGCCATCAATTTGATCAATTACATCAAAGAAAACTATGATACTGAGCAAGCAGCCGAATTGGAACGCAGATTGCTAAACAGCATACGGGCACAAGATCCTGCTAAATTTGCTCGCGGAGTTAGGAGATTTAGGCGTGAAGATTAAAGATATTATCAATGAAGTAGGGTTTTGGTCTGGATTTAAACAGGGTATATTACCTAGTACTATATCTAAAACCATGCAAACCTTGAGGCAAACAAAAAGACCTTTAAAAGCGAAAGAACGAACAGAATTAGAACCTGAATATCTTGAGCTTGCCAAGGCCGCTCATAAAACATACGGTGATAATCCACAAGAACCAGAGATACCAGGTCCTTTAGGTTGGCTTACTGATGAACAGCGAAAAGCAGCAGCAAAAAAATCATCACCAACACCTGCTCCCACTAGCCCACCAATTACACACCCTGATGTTAGCGTTACCAGTTCATATCCATTAAGATTACGATACAAAAGTGGGGATTATGTGCTGGACCCTACAACTAATCAATGGAGAACTGTTACAGGAAAACGAGTAGCACCAGAATTGGCGTCGTTCTTACAGTTTCAGGCCAATAAACTATGATGCAATTAAATGAAGGTGGTAATGTTTTTAAGGCAGCCGATAAAACTCCACTAACACAACGCATACCAACTAATCAAATACCTGACACTGTGGCATGGTTAGAACAAATTACTGCGTTGGATTTTACTCTAGACAAAGACGATGCTGGAGTACCTATAAAATGGTTGGGCACAACAGGACGTAAAAAAGGCACAGATTCTGAGCCTGGTTCTTCCGGCGATCTTGACTTGTCTGTAGAAGAAACTGTAGTAAGTAAAGACACACTAATTGCACGACTGGCGGCCTGGTGCAGACAGCAAGGAATTCCTGATGAACAAATAATAAACACTGCCAAGGATAAAACTCGCTGGATAGAAAAAACTGGAGACAGTGTGCATTTTCGAACTCCTATAGCAGGTGACAGCAAAAATGGATTTGCACAAACAGACTTTATGTTTACCGCAGATCCAAAATTTCAACAATTTTCAATGCGCGGCGGTAGAGAAGGAAGTCCATTGGTAGGAATGAGCCGACATGTTATATTGGCAAGTATTGTAAGTGCCTTAAATTCTAATTTAAAATGGAGTTACAAAAACGGTTTAGTTGATAGAATCAGCAATACCACAATTGAAAATGGTAAGAATCCTACAACCCTTAGTCAAGTAACTGGAATACCAGTTGCCAAATTAAATAACGCAGATGATATCATTGAGTTCATTAGTAAGCGGCCCGATTACAATCAAATAATAGCAGCCGCAAGAGAAACACTTGCTAAAAGCGATATACAATTACCTGAAGCAGCACCTACACCGGGAACCGCGGCCTGGTTTAGAACATACACAGACAAGTTGGCCTAATGTTATTAGAATTTATTACCACTCTAACCGAAGGTATTCGCACTCCACATCCAGAGGATTTTATTCTCAACGGTAGTCAGGCCGCCAATGATGCTATAGATGGTATGTTGTCTGCTATATCAAACCCTGCATTGGTCAGCATTAAATGGGACGGCAGTCCTGCTATTATTTTTGGCCGCAGACCTGCAGATGGTTTGTTTACCATGAACTACAAAGAATATATAGGAATGCCGGGCGGGCAGGTTACTAGTTCCCAAGACCTGCTAAACTTTTTTGCACAAAATCAAAAAAACATGGATGTGGGTCAAAAACTTGCTGCTATGTTTGATAGTGTGGCATCAATAGTGCCTAGTGGCTTTAAAGGATTTGTGCAAGGTGATGTAATGTGGACTGCTCCTGTACCAGAAGAGCAGAGCTATTTTGTTTTTCAAGCCAATCCCTATGGAGTAACTTATCGTGTTCGAGCTAATAGTGCTGTTGGCAAAGAAATTAAAGGGAGACCATTTGGCCTGGCAGTGCATACATATGGAACTGACGTTGCTAAGACAACCAAAGGCACTGAATTACAAGATAAAACATCATTGCAAGGTTTAGGTGGACTTGGTGGCACAAATCAAAACATTACAGTTTTCACAGGCGACATGGGAACTAAATTCCGACTCAAAGAGCCAGTACAACAAACAAAAGCAGCTAGAGCTGCTGTGCAAAATTTTGCATCATTTAACGGTGATGCGTTCTTGGGTAGTCTTACACAGTCTACAGTGTCTAAACTACAAACTTATTATAATAGGAAATACACGGGACAGGCAGTTGATGCTAATTGGTTACAAAATAATTTGACAGGGCCGCAATTTAAATTGGTTGCGGCTGAGGAAAATAGACCAATTATGGAGGCTATGGACCGCGCATATGTTGCAATTTACAATCTAAAATTGGCTATTTTACAACAACTAGAACCCCAAGTTGGTGGAGTGGAGCAATATGTGGGAGATGTACCCAAAGGCGAAGGGTTTGTAATAAACACACCTAGTGGATTTATCAAATTGGTAAATCGTGGCGTATTTTCCACAGCTAATGTGCAAGGAAGACTGTAGTTTTTAGTAATTTGGTATAAATATGTTTATGCGGTAAACGCAAACGTTTAAGGAGAAATAAAATGGCAATCGGAGTTACAAGAGTAAGCGGCGATACACAAGTCGTAAACAACGTTGGTGATAGCTACACCAAAAATGCAAATGCACAAATTATCAACACTGGTATCAACAGTCCAATCCAGGCCTACAAAATCACCACACTAGGTGCTACAGCTAATCTAGCAAATGAATTAAAAGGCCCAAGTGGTGCTGGTCTTGATCCAGCAGTTACAACATTGTTAAAAACAATCAGTGCAAATGCTACAATTTTAGCATATCAAGTTGATGCACAAGGTTCAACAGCTCAATTGAGCGTTATTACTGAGCGTAGCGGTTGGACAGCGGCTGATATGCAAACTGTTATTCGTACATTGAGCCACGACGGCACTCCAGGTGCAAACATTGGCGCATATGGTAACGTATTCCCTGCACTAGCAGCAGTTACAACTACAAGCGGCATCAAAATCGCCTAATAGGTTTGGTAACAAAAAAAAGCAGCTTCGGCTGCTTTTTTTACGACCGCCATAAATATTATTAGCGAAAGCAAAATTTTAGGAGAAACAAAATGGCAATAGGAATTGATCGTAGCGCAGGCTACAACTATGCAGGTTTAACTGGCGTGCTAAACGGTATCCAATATACCGAAGTAGGTCAAAGTGTAGTATTTTATATCGTTGCAGCTGGTGTAAATCTTTCAGCCGAAGATGACGCAGCCAACGAAGCATTTGAAGCAATTATTCAAGTATTCCCACCAGTACTGGCATACTATGCACATCCAACATCAGGTGCTATCAGTCTATGTTGCGATGGGGTGAATGCTCCAGATGCAAGTGTTTTACAAACAGCTATTCAGGCTATTGGAACTCGTAAAGGTTCGGTGAACTTAGGAAGTGCAACTGTTACCAATGGTACTAGTTTTGTAGTAGCTTAAATTTAGTAAAATACAAACATGAAGGCAGAACCAAGTTCTGCCTTTTTTATGGTTATAAATACCTATATGTACTTTTATACCGGTGTCACTCTAGTTGATATTACAGCCACAGGAATTATTAGGCATACTGCTGCTGACGAAATACAAAGAAATCAACAGCGCAATTGGGAAACAGTTCTGCAATGTATCGGAATAAAGGCACAACCACAACTGATAGAAGGACCATACTGCAAAACTGTGATGATAGACGAAACAACTATTTTTCCTGAAATTTATCATGGCGAACAACGATGTTGGATTTTTAGTTTTGGAGTCGAATATGAGGATGTTTTCCTAGTAGGTGATGATCATGTTGCAGGCCTAGATGAAGCATTTGCCAAAGTTCCTATCATATGTGGTTTAGAAGAAACTGCTAGATTTATGTTACCAATTTTTTATCCTTTTGGAGCAATAAAAAATATATGCTTTATGAAAGGTCGAATCAACTTAAATACTGTCTAAACACAGGCATATCCAAGGCAATTTATTATGGCTCACAATCTAGGCAACATCACAGAACCCTCTATTTTTTATGAAAGAACGATATGGCAGCAAGCGAAAGAGCCAGCCTTGAAGCGCACGTGGATTTATGCGCCGAAAGATACAAGGCATTGGAAGACAAATTAGATAAATTAGAACAGCGTATGACCAATATGGAAGAACATATTATAATCATTCGCACGAAACTATCGGAATCAGCTGCTGAAGCTACTCAAAAAAGTAGCGGGCAATTGATTACCATTGGCACTGCATTTGGCGTAGCAATGTTAACAGGTTTAATAATGGTTCTTGTGCAACTCATTCTAAAATAAAAATGAAAATAGTAGAACTTGTAAATAAAATAAGAATACCAATTACTAACGAAGAAGCCGATATACTTGGTCGTTTTGATAATAATCAAAAAATCTTTAAAGAAAATTTGTCTCCAAGACAAATAGTTGTAGCAAATCATTTAGTAAATAAAGATGTATTATTTAGAAAAAACGAAGATGGCAAAATCTATTACAAACAAAAAAAATGAACTTTTTAAGGCACAACAAATATTTGCTAATATAGGCACAAAGTACATTAAAGAATGGACAGATAAACAGCTCAAAAATTATATAAACGACCCCGTGGTTATCCAAGTAGGAAATCACGGGTTTTTAGTGGGTCCTTATAAAGTACAAGGCACAGATAGTAATTGTTGGAATGTAGAACAACAAGATGGTAAATTGTTGCACAGCTTTGTATCCAAAAGTAATGCAATACTGTTCTGTCTTAGATCTATGACAAATTATGCCGCAGCATCAGAATTATTAGAACTAGATAGACAATTAGGCAAACTTGAGCAAGATATTGCCTATTATGAACACACAATCAAACACACAAAAAATGATTTCAAAGTACAAATAGCATTAAATAGATGCGCAGATGCAAAAATGCAACGCCGATCAGTATACAAGATTTTGAAAAAAACTTTAATTTCGGCTAAATACTTAAAATTTGGGAATATACCACTATGAGATTAACTGAAATGGGCGTCAAGCCATCCGCTAAAAAAATTAATAAAGTCATGGAAAGCCGCTTTGGGTTTAAGATTGATTATGATAATTTAAGCTTTCCAAAAGCTTATGTGTTAGCTAAAGAACTTACAGAAAGTTTAAATAACATCAAAAACAGTCACGGGGTTCATGTAGCAGAAAAAAATCCAAAATACATGGAGCTGCTTATGATCCGAGAAGGCCTACACCGCTGGATGATTGAGAATAAACAACAACTTATCCTGGAAAGCGAAATGGGCAAGAGCCAAGCTATTCTAGCTGCCAAAGACATGGTTGACAGCATCCAGGACATGTTAGAAGAAGTTAGCAAAATGCAAAACGAGCAAATGCCTGCACTGTTAGACACTATCCGTGACCAAATTGGTATGGAACAAGCTGATGCCTTTAAGGCAGCAGTTGAACCTTTGCTGGCCAATATGTCTCAACAGTTGAGCTCAGCAAGAGGTACAGCAGATACCGCAGCTAGAGCGTTAGCCGGCGAACAAGTGGCACAACCAATGGGTATGGGTATGGGCCTGGGGGCAACACCTGGTGCAATGCCTCCTCCGGACATGTCAAGTGACGTGGATATAGAAACCGATAGCTTTGCAGCGACAGATGCAGCGACAGGTCCTAATGAGGTAGGCAGAGAGAAACGCTAATGCGCATACGTGAAGTTATTGTTGAAAATATAGATCAGTACCTTGACGAAGTTCTTGAAGATGAAGCAGACGGGCGCGGTGATGCCAATCTTTTGACCACGTTGGAGTTTTTGCGTAACAGAGCTCATGACACACATATTCAGCCAAGAATCCGAGTTGATAGTCTTATCAACTTGGTGCAAGGCACAGGTGAGCAACATTTCAATTTAGAAAATTTGTTAGACGCCTACAAATCTAATCCTAATGTAAAAAATTTAATCAAAGATATCAAGGATGATACGTCGGGAGTAAAATATGTGTATATTGAACCCTTTGCAGATGACGAAGAATCCTTTGATTTAGGTGCAGAAGAAGTTCCAAAAACCGCTCCGGAACGAACTGTGGATTCTATGGCCAAATCGGCTCTTGCAAAACGCAGTTAAACAGTTTATAATAATCCAAAGGAGATGATATGGCTTATTCAGGTCAAGTCTTGGATCATTATGAAAATCCAAGAAATGTTGGTAAACTAGATAAAACTGATCCTAGAGTCGGTACAGGATTAGTAGGAGCACCGGCCTGTGGGGATGTTTTACAATTACAAATTCAAGTTGATGATGGAGTAATTACCGATGCTAAATTTAAGACCTATGGTTGTGGTTCGGCAATCGCTTCGTCGTCGCTGGTCACCACTTGGCTCAAGGGTAAAAGTCTTGATGAAGCGAATGCAATCAAGAACTCCGAAATTGCGGAAGAACTCGCGTTACCTCCTGTTAAAATTCACTGCTCAATCTTGGCAGAAGATGCAATCAAAGCAGCATTAGCAGATTACAAATCAAAACATGATACAGCTAACTGAAATAGCAGCCCGTAAAGTGCAGCAGCAATTGGACAAACGTGGCCGCGGCCACGGCATCATGATAGGTGTTCGTACCACTGGTTGTTCGGGACTAGCTTACAAATTAGAATATGTTGATACACCGCCAGCCACTAGAGACTGGACGAAATACGATAGCAATGGTGTGACAGTTTGGGTGAACGGAAAAGATCATCCTTACGTAAACGGTCTAACTATGGACTATAAAAGACAAGGACTCAATGAAGGATTTGAGTTCATCAACCCTAATGAAAAGGATCGCTGCGGCTGCGGCGAAAGTTTTCGAGTATAATGATAACACTTTTATCCTTTGGTGATAGTTGGCCAGCCGGCATGGAATTAAATTGGGATAACGGAGAAAAATCTTTTCCATTTTTAATAGCAGAAAGATTAGACATGCAATGTTCTATGCACAGCCATTGTGCAACAGGAATACCGCATATGGTACTTCAACTTGAAAATGCCATTAAATTTGAAGTAGAACCCAAAAGGCATTTGGAAAAGTCAAAAGATTTCATAGCTTTATTTTCACTAAGTTCCCCGTCAAGATCTATTACATTTCGCGACGGTGAATGGCAAGAAATTCACTCCCGGAGCGATGATATATATTCCACTTCGTACTTTAAATATATTCATAGCAATGAGTTAGAAGACTTTGTTACTAATTGTTATATTTTAGCGTTACAAAAAATGTGCCAAGCATATAATATAAAAGATTACTATGTTTCGTGCTGGTCAAAGCTTAATTTGTATTTGCCGGGGATAGATAAATCAAAATTCTTCGACGAAGGGAGCATAAGTTTAGCTGAAATGCTGGGCTGCGGTGATTATAGTTCTTTTATTCAAGACATCAATTTAGATCCCAAACATCCTACTATTTTTCCAAATATGTGTCACCCTAACATATTAGGCCACCAAATAATAGCAGACAAATTATCTAACTGGATTAAAACTTAATGATAATATCAAAATTTGATTATACCCCTCTAGCTAGAGAAAGCGTAGAGGGCAAACGCCATTACGCCCTACCAGATGGTACCAAAGTTCCTAGTGTAACCACTATACTTGATCGTACCAAACCTGCAGAAGCAAAGCAAAAACTACAGGAATGGAAAAATCGTGTAGGAGTTGAACGAGCACAACAGATTACAACTGAAGCTGCTAATCGCGGAACCAGGATGCATACCTATCTTGAGCGTTATGTTAAAAATGATGACATAGGCGAATTTCCGTCAAATCCGTTTGCTCAGCCAAGTTGGTTTATGGCAGCAGAAGTTATTATGAAAGGATTATGTAATGTTGATGAATATTGGGGCTGCGAGGTGCCTTTATATTATTCTGGGCTATATGCTGGTACTACTGACTGTGTCGGAGTCTGGAAAGGACAGCCTGCAATCATGGATTTTAAGCAAACGAACAAGCCTAAGAAACGCGAATGGATCGACGATTATTTTCTACAGCTCGCGGCATATGCGGCAGCTCACAATGACACCCACGGAACAGATATTACTACAGGTGTCATTCTTATGTGCGCTCAACCAGCTGACGAAAATGCCACCCCTCAATACCAAGAATTCGTACTAGAACCTAAAGATTTTGCTTACTGGAGCGATCAGTGGATGCGTAGAGTAGCACAGTACTATCAAACAAGCTAAATACACAATAATTGAGGATTTAGCATGGCCGTCACGCAAATAAGCAGAATTCAACATCGTAGAGGACTGGAACAAGATCTTCCACAGCTTGCTTCGGCTGAGTTAGGCTGGAGCATTGATACTAGGCAGTTATATATTGGTAACGGAACTCTTGAAGAAGGCGCTCCTATTGTTGGGGTTACTAGAATTTTAACTGAACACGATATCAGTGATATAACCTCAAACACAAGTTTTTATACAAACTATACATTTGTTGGAAATGCTGCAGGTTATACGGCACAAACTGGCCCAAGTGCATTAGCACCAGTTGTGAGAAGTTATCAACAAAAATTTGACGATGTTATAAATGTTAGAGATTTTGGAGCACTTGGTGACGGTGTCACCGATGATACTGCTGCGTTAAATAGAGCGTTTCAACAAATCTATAAATCCACAGTAACCTCAACAGAACCAAGAGCCAGAAGAACAATTTATTTTCCAGGCGGAAATTATAAAACAACCGATTCTCTTTTAATTCCTCCTTTTGCCAAAATCGTCGGTGATGGCATATCCAGCACAATAGTTAATCAGCAAAATGGAAATAAAACAGTAGCAAATGTTTGCGATAGTTTGTTTCAAACTGGAGTAAATTTAGGCAGTGGTTCGGCAATTTTGCCAAGAGATATTGAAATTATAGGATTGAATTTTTTAAACTCTAATACAAATATTACTGAGCCACTATTTGTGTTAGACAGTGCTAGTAATTTACAAATTAGTAGTTCAAAATTTGAAGCAAACAACAGCCCGGGGTTCTATCCAAATCTAGTATCAATATTGAGTACCACATCGGCAACCTCAAAAGTGATCTTTAATAACTGTCAATTTTTAAATGGTGGTAACGGAATTTCTATTCTGGGTTCATCTGTAAAATCAGTTAGAGTGTTGAATAGTAACTTTTTGAATCTATCAAATGTGGCAGCAGATCTTGGCGATAGTTTAGGATTTTTAAGTGTTGGCAACTACTTTACCATGCCCGGAAGGCCAATTAAATCAAACGGTAACAATTTTAATTTTGCCATTGGTGAATATTACGATAGTGTAAACGTACTTAATTCAGGACTTTTCTTGGGCAATTTTATTTACAATCCAACTCAAACTTTTACGCTGTCGTCTACGCCCACAGTATTTCAAACCTTATCAAATTCATCTGGAATAATTGATTATGAAATAAAAAATGGATCAAATACTCGTATAGGTACAATGACGATTGGCACGCAAAATTCTACTTTGACTTACGACGATAATTATATGGAAACACCAATTGGTGTGAACGCAAATTTATCAGCAAATAATGATTGCGTTTTAGCCTCGGTATCTAGCGGAACGGCCACTTATAAATTTACTTACAAACGTTTTATTTAAGTTTATGTTCAACCTTCCTCCAAGCGAAAGACTTGCTCGCTGGAAGCAGTTTCGTCTTAGCTTGAACTTTGTTGATTTGCCAAATGCAATAGACCTAACGCAGAAATTTTGGCAAAAATGTCCTTTTACACCGTTTTACTTAGATCAAACCAAGCCTGACTCTTGGCCAGATCCATGGCAATTGATATTAGAAAATTATTATTGTGATGTTGCAAAATGTTTAGGTATGCTGTATACTTTACACTTGTCTGATCATTCATTTCGTTTGCAACCAGAACTTAGAATTTATACCAACTACGAAAATAAGCATCAACATTGCATAGCTTATTTGTGTGATGGGAAATATGTTGCTAATTTAATCGAAGGAGAGGTTGTAAATAAACAACAAATTAATCAAAAATTACGCTTGATCCACTGTTATTCTGCAGAGGATTTAAGATTAGAACAATACTAGAGGTTTTGATGACACAAATTCAAGTTACAAAAAGAAACGGTAGCAAAGAACTATTAGATTTAGAAAAATTACATCGAGTGGTATTTTGGGCCACCGAAGGAATAACAGGCGTAAGTGCAAGTGAAGTAGAAATAAAAAGTCATATACAGTTTTACAATGGAATAAAAACTGCCGACATTCAGGAGACTCTGATTAAATCGGCAGCGGATTTAATTTCAGAAGAGACCCCAAACTATCAATTCGTTGCAGGCAGACTGATTAATTATCATTTGCGCAAACAAGTTTATGGAGATTATACGCCTTGGCCACTATTAGACCTTGTGCGTAAAAATGTAGAATCTGGTTTTTATGATCGTGGACTGCTAAACGCATACACCGACGATGAGTGGGCAAGATTAAACGCTTTTATTCATCATGAGAGAGACGAACACTTTACATATGTTGCCATGGAACAATGGCGAGGTAAGTATCTAGTACAAAATCGTGTCACCAATGAAATATATGAAACTCCTCAAGTTGCATACATGCTCATAGCAGCAACATTATTTCAAAGTTATCCTACAGAAACTAGATTACAATGGGTCAAAGATTATTACGATGCTATCAGTTTACATGATATCAGTTTGCCTACTCCTGTCATGGCCGGTGTTCGCACACCGCAAAAACAATTCTCTAGCTGTGTGCTTATTGAAACAGACGATAGTCTTGACAGTATCAATGCTACTAGTAGCAGTATTGTTAAGTATGTCAGCCAAAAAGCCGGAATTGGAATCGGCGCAGGTAGAATACGAGCACTTGGGAGCCCAATACGAAACGGAGATGCTTACCACACCGGGGTTATACCTTTTTACAAGTTGTTCCAAAGTGCGACGCGGAGTTGTTCGCAAGGGGGTGTCCGTAATGGCGCCGCTACATTGTACTACCCAATCTGGCACCTCGAGATTGAGGACCTAATTGTTCTCAAGAACAACAAAGGAACCGAAGATAACCGTGTACGTCATATGGATTATGGCGTGCAATTCAACAAGTTGATGTATGAAAGACTAATTACAGGTGGCGACATTACCTGTTTCAGTCCTAATGATGTACCTGAGCTGTACTCTGCTTTTTTCAATGACCAAGAACGATTCAAAGAACTTTATGAGCGAGCAGAGCGTAATACGAAGTTGAGAAAGAAGACCTACAAAGCAGCAGAACTGTTTAGTAGGTTTATGCAGGAACGCAAA